ATATTCTAGTTCTGATGACAGCGGACCATTTGTTAAATTGTTTTAAATAAATAATATATTATCATGAATAGAAAATACATCAAAAATGTTTTAAATGAAGGTTATGCTTTTGGAAAGCTTTTTAAATCTTCAGTCAATATTTCTACTCACGATATTTTAAATGTTTGTAAAGATTTGGGAGCAAAACCAATAAAGGATTTTAAAGAACTTACAAGCCTAGTTAACAACGAATATAGTGAAATGGACATCAAAAACGGACTGCCGTCCATTCGAGAAGTATTAATAGGCTTACATAAAGCTGTACCTGGCGGTCTTTTTGAAGTCAAACAACAAGAAAGTTGACTTTTGTTCTCAAAACAGTAGAATAAGTTTGTGAACATTTTTTGCACAAACGACGATCCAATTATTTCAGCTCAAGAGCTTTGTGATCAGCATTGTAGATCTAAAATGCAAATTGAATCGGCTATTTTGTTGCAACATTGCTTCTCTAATAAAACACTAAATTTAGCTCCTCCAACCAAAAAAGGAACTCCTCGTAAATCAGGTAAAGGTTATTACAACCACCCTTGTTCAGTTTGGGTCAGAGAGTCAAAAGCTAATTTTGAATGGCTTTGCGAACACGCATTAGAAATGTTTAATGAACGAGATTATCGTTGGCCTTCCTCATCTGAACATTTTACAAAAACTTTTATTCAATGGTGTAAAGACAACCTTGATAAAGCAGAACATTGCAAAGGGACAAAGCTGACTCCGTTTGCTGTAGCTATTAATCCCGAATCTAAATGCAAGCAAGTTAAAGACTTTGAACAGCTTCCAACTGTAGACAAATACAAACAGTATATTCGGTTAGACAAAGACTTTGCAAGCTGGACAACTCGCTCTAAGCCTTCTTGGTATTAGATTTTTTCTTAATACAATTAGGAACGGTTTTCTTTCCTTTCTTTTTCATTCCCTTTTGTTCGTAACCCTTCCAGCACTTTTCCATTAACACGATATTAACCAATTCATTAAACTTCATGTTGGTATTTAATAAATAACCTTATGTTAGAAACTTCTTTTGGGAGCTTTTTTGGAGTAGCTTCCAGACAAATTAATTTAAACGAACAAGCTGAGGGAGTTTTAATGCACCTAACTCACCTTGAGGAGTTAATTTTAACTTCTAAAAAGCCAGGACTAGACATGGCGTTAGCGTTTTTAAAAGAATTGCATGAGATTTTTAAAGGCAAGACAGATTCAACAACGTTTACTACAGTCAAATTTGATGGAGCTCCAGCTGTCATAGCAGGAGTTGATCCTCAAGCAAAAAAGTTCTTCGTTTCAACTAAAAGCATTAGCAACGTAAGTCCAAAAATTAATTATACTGAACAAGATATTGATTTAAATCACGGACATGCTCCCGGATTAGCCAGCAAACTTAAAACAGCATTAAAATATTTACCAGCTGTAATTCACAACGGAATCTATCAAGGAGACTTTATGTTTGATGAAACAGATCTGAAAAAAGTCAATGTAGACGGAGAAGATCTTATAACATTTAAACCAAACACCATTACCTATGCTGTTCCGTTTCACAGTCCCCTTGGCCAAAGAATTTTAAGTTCTAAAATGGGAATAGTTTTTCACACAAAATACACAGGCGTTAATTTAAAGTCTCTAACTAAAAGTTCAAACGTCAACGTTAATGATTTTAATCAAACCCAAGACGTCTTTGCTGATGATGCAAAGTTTAAAGACATTTCTGGCATGGCTCTTTTTACTAAAGACGAAAGCACAAAATTTGAAAATCTCATTGACAGTTGCGAAACAGCTGGCAATAGAATTTCTTGGGACGAAATATCCGACAATATCTACTCATATTTGAACACGTTTATTAACAGTTTAATTAGAGAAGGCACCTTTGTTGCTGATCCTGAAGAATCTTTTTCTAAATTTTATCAATGGATGAGCATTAAGGGACAAAAAACCGTACAAGCTTTAAAAACAGAAAAAGGGCAAGCCAAAAAACGTCAAGCTTTAGAGCAATTACTATCTTCTATTAATTCACACAAAATGAACATTATGAATTTGCTTAATCTTACAAAAAAGTTAGAAAGAGCGAAATCAATGTTTATTAAAAAATACAATTCAGCCATTAAAACAAAACAATTTATTACAGAACCTGATGGCACGTTAAAAGTCACAGCTCCAGAAGGGTATGTTGCTGTAGATCATCTTGGAAATATGGTTAAATTTGTGGATCGTTTAGAATTCAGTCGTGCTAATTTTGCTTTATCAAAAGGAGATAAGTTTAAATGAAAACTTTTCGTCAATTTTTTTCAGAACAACAAAGCAAATTTGTAATAATGTTGCCTGGAGGATACAAACCTCCGACAAAAGGACACATGCATATGATCGAAAGTTACAATAACGATCCTTCTGTTGCTAAAGTTTTAGTTTTAATTGGACCCAAAGAAAGAGAAGGAATCACAAGAGAACAGTCTTTAGCTCTTTTTAAATTATACGGAACAGACAAATTACAGAAAGTAACAATTGAAGACACAAAGTTCAACAATCCTATGCAAGCTGCATTTGAGTTTGTTGAAAATGACCCAAGAGCAGAACAATATTCAGGACTCACATTTGCAATTGGAGCTTCAGATAAAGGCGACGATGCTGCTAGAGCTGAAAGATTAGTAAAATACTTTCAATCAAATCCACAAAAACTCAAGCAAGATCTACGGGTCGGCCTTCCGAGAATTGTTAAAGCCCTTCAAATAAATGGAGCAGATGTATCTGCTACTCTATTAAGACAAGCCATACAAAATAAAGATTTAAAAACAATTAGTACATTGATTCCGAGCAATGTTCGACCAGAAGAATTTTTAAAGATTTTCAATAAATAAACTTCATGACTAAACAGTTTGACGCTCTTCTAGAACAAATGCTTAACGAAATGATGCCAGCAGACATTGGCGAGCTTGGCGGATTTAGTGGAGCAGCATCGCATATTAAAGGCAACGTTCCAGAAGGAGAACCAAAAGGACATTGGTCTCCTTTGCAAAAATTAAGCGATGAAGATAGAAATAAAGTCCTTGAAGAAATTTTCAAAGAAGTGTTTTCAGAAAAAGAAAATACATACGCTCCAACGGTCGATAGTCCAGAAGATCTTCATGGAGCAATTCAGTCAGCAATTCAAACAGTATCTCAAAGAACTGGTTTAAAAGCATCAGGAAAATGGGCTGCTAAATTCTTGACTGACCGTTTAATGACTCTTTTAAAAAACAAAGTAAAGTATACAACTTCCGGAGGAGAAGAATTGCAGAAAGACATGACGCAGAAGGAATTCAAACAAGCTCTTAATAAAGCTTTAGAAGAAGCACCTGCTACACCAGAAGAGGCTCCTGCAGCATCAGAAGAAGCCTCGGAAGAATCATCCGAAAAAGAAGTTGACACTGTTTATACAAAAGCAGCTGACCTTAATTCAGATGACTCTGATCTCCAGAAAGCTTTTAACAAACTTCCTAACGATAAAGAAATGTCCTGGGAGCAGGTTCTTAAAACAATTGGCATGACAAAAGGAATGGCTCTCCTTGATGCCGGTGGTTTAATTGAAACGGAAAAAGAGAAAGAAGCTTCAGAAGACGAGGAAGTAAAAGATCTTGAGTTTGATGACGAAAACGAAAACGAAACTCGTGGTTACGAAAGCGATTTTGATAGAGCCATGAGAGATATTGATACTTTCCGGAGTTCAAGAAGTTTTGACAGCAATAGTTGGGACTAACCTAACGTATAAAGTTTAAAATATTAAAAGTGCTCGGTACCAACTGAGCACTTTTTTGTTAAATAATACCGTCAATGAATCAATATACATACGATTTTGAAGTCGAAACAATGGTAACAATGTTCATGAACGCGATGAGCGACATTGTTGTTAAGAGATTTCGAAACAGACAAATGAGAGATAGACTCAAAGTCCGTATCGTATATGCTCCGAAAGAAAGAGTTCTTAATGATCTACTAGACAGAGATCAAAATCTTCAATTACCTGTAATGTCCGTATCAATCGGAGGTATAACAAGAGACAACAACAGAACTTTTAACAAAATTTTAGGATCATTTAATCCGGTACCAACAAAACACGGAAAAGCAGTTGTTAATGAAAGACAACCTCTTCCGATTGACCTAAACATTAAAGTGTCGATTATGACGAGGTATCAACAAGACATGGATCAAATCTTATCTCATTTGCTTCCTTACATTAATCCTTATTTTGTTGTTTCCTGGAGAACTCCAAATCGACCTGATCACGAAATTCGGTCCAATGTTGTATGGGACGGAAATACCTCAATAACATACCCTATTGATTTAACTTCAACTCAAGTTGCTAGAGTTGTTGCTGAATTGTCATTTGTATTCAAAGGATGGATATTCCAAGCAATACCTGATTACGACATAGGTACTATCTTTACTGTTCATTCAAATTACTACATTGCTGATCAAGGAATTCCGTTAGATTATCGATACGAAGACGAAAACATAAGAGAGTCTTCATGGAGAAACGATTATCGGCCCGTTTCTGGTGTTCCTCCTCAACCAAAAATTGCTTATCCAGATTTTGGACACATCGACCAATCCAGACAATTTTTGCTATACGGCTCAGGTTTTACTTCGATTAACAATATATATTTGTCAGGAGCTCCGTTTTTTAACGTGTCAACGACTCAGGTTCCGTTTTCATCTATTCCTGAACTTTCTGGCGTAACTTTTAATGCTGTAAAATTAAATTCAGCTAATTGGACATACGACAAAGATAATTTAGTAACATTTGTAATGCCTACCGCAACTCAGTCGGGATATGTTGATGTGCTACTAGAGGGCCCGTACGGAGTAGGATCTCTTACTGAATCCGTACGTGTAAATAATTTTAATCCTTATCATCCAAGCCATCCAGAGCACGCAACTTACGTTCCGTATCAATTGCCGTTTTTATCCGGCATAAGACTTTTTTAAAATGATTCCAAAAAAAATAACATTTTAAGATAAATATATCTATATGTCAATCGCTACAAACCTCAAAAAAAGAACCACGAGCTTAGCAGCTGCTGCTTTAACTAAAGGAAAAAATGTAACCCCTCGTATTAAAACAACCAGCTTGACGGAGCTTGAGTTAACGTTTGACGTCTCAATGTCTAGCCCAGAAAACGTAGATGATACAAATCGTTTATCAGTTTCTTTTGTTAATGGCAAAACTGGAGTAATTTATTATAAAGCTGAACCTCCAAGCACAGAGAGCGAAGCTTATATTCCAGCAACAATGACATTGTTTGTTAATAATGAGGTGCATGCGGTTGTTGACTTTTTCTCTGACAGAATCGGTGACCCTTTTGCTCTTTCAATTTACGGCTTTACTCCACAAGAAGGTCCTCAAACAGGTACTTTTAAGCGAAACGTTTTCCAAGTTGACGGAAAGTTTACAGATGGGGATTTGTTTTTTAATATTATTGTGCCAACAGCTGTTCCGACACCGACAGCCACAATTGAACCAACATCAACTCCTCTTCCTACGCCAACACCTGAGCCAACTCCTGAGCCTGAGCCAACAGCAACTCCATGGCCGACTGAAACTCCATGGCCGACTGAAACTCCATGGCCGACTGAAACTCCGTGGCCAACCGAAGTTCCTCCAACGGAAGTTCCTCCAACAGAAGTTCCTCCAACGGAAGTTCCTCCAACAGAAGTTCCTCCAACTCCGGTTCCTCCAACTCCGGTTCCTCCAACGGAAGTTCCTCCAACGGAAGTTCCTCCAACGGAAGTTCCTCCAACAGAAGTTCCTCCAACTCCGGTTCCTCCAACGGAAGTTCCTCCAACAGAAGTTCCTCCAACGGATGTTCCGCCAACTGAAGTTCCGCCAACTGAAGTTCCGCCAACTCCAGTTCCTCCAACTGATGTTCCTCCAACTGAAGTTCCGCCAACTGAAGTTCCGCCAACTGAAGTTCCTCCAACTCCAGTTCCAGAGCCATAATTCCAAATAACGTATGAGTTTTTGGATAAGTAATTATAATGAAGGCTGTCTCTTGCTATGGTGATTATTACGGTAAATTTACGCTAGTTAGTAATGATTCGACAACAACATTACCGTTTAGTACAGTCGATTCAAATTTAATTAGCGTCAAAACCCCATCTGGATCCAAGACAACTCTTATAGAATATATTTCCGGAAGTTCGAATTTTACTGGGTTTGATCCTGCTTCAGGTTACATCGTATTTGCAAGACAACCGTTTGTATTACAAGATTTTCAATCTCAAAGCATTGTATCTCAAATTGACATTCCAGGAGATATACTAGGTAAATACACAATATTTCGATATCCGTTTGTAAATTCTTTACCGATTAGCTCTTACAACGTTAATATATACGAAGTTAAAACCACCTCGTCTGAAAATTCAATTCTCAGAACACACTCTCCTTCAAATAACATAAATCCATTTACGGAATTTGAATTCAACAAATATTATCTAATCAGAGCTAGAAATAATTTTTCTATTATTAATCCAGATCCTTCAATAACTGCGGATTTACAAGTAGGCTCAATCAGTGCAGGGGAAGTGGTACCAGGAGGAACCAATTTGCAAGGATTCATTGATCAATTAGTAAGAACAATATTCGAACCAACGTTTGTTGAGCCAACCGTATACGCAGTAACAGACCTTCCAACATCCGTTGAAGTGGGAACGACTGGAGTGGTATTGTCCGCTGTATTCAACAGTGGAGCTATTGTCGGAGCGTTGGTTGGAGGAATTTGGAATCCATTAATGGCTCAAGATGTAAGATCAGGAGCAATTACAAATTACACTTTAAGCGGCGTTTCTAACAACACAACTCCATATTTGTCGTTTCCGACTAAGGTAATTGAAGATGGATCAAACACTTTTGCTGTGTCAGCCACATATTCTCAAGGACCTCAACCTTTAAATAACAGAAACAACAATTTTTCTGCTCCTCTTTTAGCTGGCACAGTAACTTCTTCTATAACAATTAATGGAAAAAGAAAAGCATTTTATGGTGTTAATATCGGAACGCTCAATAGTCCAAACATTAGAGCTTTAACAGGCAATGTTCTCGGTCCGCAAAAAGGAACCTCGTTTACGATTAATATTCCAATTGGCACTACAAATGTTGCATTTGCTTATCCTAGTTCATTGGGAGCAGTATCAAAAGTTTCTTACTATGAAGGATTTGAAGCAGACGTAAAAGAAAACTTTACTTTAACTACCGTTCAAGTTTCAGGACTGAACGACTACACCCCAATTAATTATAATACATATACATACGCTCCCGTCGAACCGTTTAGCGAAGAAGTTAATTACATTGTAACGATATAATTTTATGGGCGACTTTATTTTTCCACTTCAATTTAAAAGACAATTTAGTGCTCCAGTTGATGTTGATGCTGTATTCGCTACAACTGCTGAAAGAATTGCTTATTTAACGTCAGAACGAAGATATGCAGGACAAATTGTCTCTGACTTACAAGACGGTCGAACATATCAACTAAATTCAGCAAAAACCGCGTGGGTTCATGTAGCCAGGCAAGGAGACTCATATTATTTGGCTTTAACGGGTGGAAATGTTTACGGAAACGTTACAATTCATGGAGATCTTTCATCAACAGGCACTCAAACATTTGCAAACACTATTTTCAATACAACTAGTGCTCTTAGTGTTGTTAATTTTGGACCAAATGCTGCTTTATATGTGTCCCAAGATGGAACCGGAGACATTGCATCATTCTACGACAAAGATTCTGGTATTGAAGTCCTTCACGTTGGAGGAGATCACTCAACAAACAACTTTGTAGGAGTTAGAACAAGTACTCCAAACAAAGAATTTACCGTCAACGGAGAAATAAGTGCCTCAGCTATTTATGACGGAAAGGGAGGGTCTTCCGACACTTGGAATAGTGTCTTTAGTAATGTCAATCAAGCTTCAGCATATTGGACATTTCAAAATGATCTTGTCGTTTCTCTTCCAATTGGAAAATCATTTGGTAGATATTCTAACGGATCAGTTATTCCCGCTACAGGAAAAACTCCAAAAGAAGTTATTTTACTTTCCATACAAGAGCCAATTACTCCTGCTGCATTTATTACTCCATCCTCTTCCACGACAGCATTCAATAAGACAGCAGTTGTCAACACTCTCAATTTTACTCATTTTATTTCAAGTCTCAATGCTACTTGTGCTTCGGGAACCATAGACTGGAGAAGAAACAATGCAGGAACTTGGACTAATCTATCAGCAACTACATTATCAGCTGGCTCTTACGTTCATAATTACACAGACACAAACTACAACACTCAACCGTTTAACTACAGATATGTTGTAACGGATACAGCAGGAGCAGCGGTAACAGCTACAAATAACGTAACAGTAGTGGCTTATAGTGCTCCAACAATTACTATAAGTGTGACTGGACCCAATATTTCTGGAAGTGAGAGTAATTTAGCCAGAGAAAAAGGCAATGTAAGTTCAAATATTAGCGGAACAATTACAAAAAATTCAACACTTGTTCCGCTAGTTAGTTACGCAATAGAATATCAAGTTAACGGTACTGGATCATGGTTTGAGACAGGAATATCTGGACAAATTACAGGAGATCCTTCTCCTTACAACATACCAGCTACAAATCATAATAATCCGACTCTTGTTGGATCTAATTCAATTGGCTACAGAATTAAAGTTGTTGATCAATTTAGACGCTCAGCTGCTACTCAAGATTACAGCTCAACAAGCCTTATTAATTTTTATAATTTAATATTCCTCGGGCCTTCATCTTCTGCTCCAACAAACTCGAGCCAAGTCAGAGCCTTATCGTCAATTTTGAGCATCAATACGAGCACTCAAAACCCATTTAATTTACATACAGGCACTACTCATACTAATTTCACCGTAGCTATGCCTAATAGCTTGAGCATAACAAACGTAATTGATCTCGATGCCTCAAATGCTCCTTTAACAAACAATTATATCAACAATCCGTTTAATGTTAATGATTATGCTGGTACTGCAACATCTTATAAAGTATACACTTTAACTGCAGGCATCCCATACAGCAGCAATCACAGACATCAAGTAACTAGAGCATAAATAATACTATGGCGTTAACAACAGGATTTCAAGTACCATACGGATTTCAGCCAACAGTTGCTGTTCCAGCAGATGCTTGGTCTGGTCCATACGAAGGGATTACTATAGCTGGAGCACTTACTGCAGCAAATTTAGCTGTTTCTCCGGCTATTAGATTCAAATCTCTTGAAGTTCGATTACTTGTTAACGGAGTTTCTCAAAAATACTGGTACAAAAATGGAATAACAGACGGAGATTTAGTTCCTTTTGACATTGATAGATATGCAGCGGTTTCTACAAAATTAGAAGCAGCTTCTGCTAGCTGGGATTCTGTTTATAGTTCTGTAAACCCAATTAGTGCAAATTGGAATTCGGTTTATAGTTCCGTAACTGCAGTCAGCGCAAATTGGGACTCTGTTTATAACTCTGTACATCCAGTTAGCGCAAATTGGGACTCTGTTTATAGTTCTGTAAACCCAATTAGTGCAAATTGGAATTCGGTTTATAGTTCTGTAAATCCGATTAGCGCAACTTGGAATTCGGTTTATTCTACTGTACAAACAATATCTGGCGGTCAATATGCTCCAATTAGAAAATTCGACATACAGGATGATGGGTTTACTACCTATTCTGGAATCGCATTATACGGTACGTACGACAATATAGCTGGTTGGAGAATAACTAGACTAAAAACAACTCTTAGTGGAACGGTGTCAAGCAATCAAGTTGCAATAAACGCTGTATGGACTGATAGACAACAGATCACGACTTATACATAAGTATAAGCTAATATAGAATGATCACAAGTCCAACACAACTTTCTAACTGCATTGTGTGGCTAGATGCTGCCGACACGTCTACGATGTTTTTAAATGTCAGCGCTACAAGATTTAATCTTGTTACCAATCCTGTTAATTTTGATACCCTTCAAGGATTAGTAGCAACAACGTGGGGTAGAACTACAAACGTAGGAGTGTCTTCTTCTCTTGTGGGAACGACTAGTCCTCACGGTTTGTCAGGAACAAGAATTTTTAGAGCCACTAATACTGCTACGACGTTACAATGTCTATCAACTACAGTTACATTACAGCCCTCAGGATATACTTTTGCTATCTATTTAAAGCCGGTAAGGACCTCGATGATGAGTACTCCTCCTCCTCTTTCAGCAGTAGTGCTTGAGCTAATCAATGTAAATAAAACTCAAGGAGCTTCTTGCACTTATATTTTGAGTAGTATAGGACAGCTTTCTGCAAACACGCTGCAGAATTACGGCACGACAATAGATTCAACAGCAACTATAACTCTTTCTACCGACAATTGGTATTTCTGTACCCTTACTGTAAGGAACCCAACATCGAGTCCTGTAACATATTATCCTCGAATAACATTTCCGTTAGATGGAAACGTTTACGGCTACGGGGCTCAAGTAGAATTAAGTGCAACGTTTGGAGGTCATTTATATCGCTCAACAGTCGATGCTGCAAGCTCTGTAGTTACTCAAAATGGAGACGCGGTTGCATTATGGAAAGACAAAACTCCAAATAACAGACATTTTTCTACGATTTATGAATCCTCTCCTTTGACGAGAAGACCAACATGGAATTCATCTCTTAGTTGTTTAGTATTTGACGGAGTAGACGACACATTTGTTTCTTATTTTGATCAAAGATATAGCGAACAGACTGTTTTCATGGTAACGAGAAAAAGGAATACGACAAATAGTGCTCTTTATACTCAACACATGGGAGAAAATTATCCGTTTTATGTCAATTCAACAAACGGGAGTTATTTTAACTCAAGTGCTGGAAATCTGCCAGTTCAGCCGTTATATAGTGAATCCTCTTATCCGGTCACATACGGAGTAAATGTCGGAAATGCTGGAGATCCCAGTTTAGTAATTCGAAATTATGCTTCTCGTCCTGGAAATGTTACGTTTTTAAACCGTTTTCATACTTATACATCTTGGATTTCAGGAGCTTGGATAGCGTTAGCTGCTGATGGATTATATGATGCTATTAGGGATTCCTCGGCGTATCTACGATATCAAAGCATTACCAATAACACATGGCCAGTATTTACTTCCAACCCTCGATACAATAGTACAGTTCATGAAACAAGATTGTGTTCTCACAGAGACGTCAATCGAGTTTCAGTAGCACACTATCCAGGAGATATGTGCGAAGTTATCGTATACAACAGAGCTTTAACGAGCGTAGAACGAGAGGAAGTTGAATATTATTTGTTCAGAAAATGGTACCACCTCAACGGGTTAACTCGTACAATTCACGCTGTTAAAAACGGTGTCCTAGAAGATGGAGCTACGTGGAATATAAACAGCGAACCAGCTCCATTCAATAGTGCTTTACTAGAAAGAGACAATTTACTAACAAATGGGTTTCAAGTTACAGCCAATCTTCCAAAAATGCATTTTCCCTCATATGGAAATGCTTATCAGCGGCCATGGATGGCTCTTGGTGGATCAATTATACTTACATCCAATGTACAAGAAATATCTGGTTATGCCGTTGGAAACAACCACACTGCTCCTAGGTCTTTTACTGTTTATGTTTCTTCAGGACCAAACAGTTTTGTAAACGCTCTCAGTTCTCTTGTTCCTTTTGGCGGAAACGCTGTTGGAGTGGCTCCTTATAGCACAATAAATTTATGTCCCGGAGTGTATATACATCAAGGCAATGGTGCTGCTAGTTGGCACGACCAGGGTTGGTCTTCTCAGCCTTGTATTATTACTACTCAAAATTCAACAATTTCTGGCAATCGAATTACACTAGAAGATACTAATAACCAAAACGACGGAAATAAACGTAGATATGCAATCGAATTAAGCGGAACTAATAACACAATTACTTTAAACAATAGTTATATTAGAAATCAAGTAAAATCTACTCAGCCAGCTCAAACAATATATTGTGGGTCAAGCACAAATACTATTAACTTGTCTGGCTGTATTATTTCTTGCAACGAAGCAACCGGCAATCTTAACGTTTCTCCTAATACGTTTTTTGGAACAGCTATCCATATTAATGCTGATAGCATTTTAAACATTAAAGATTCAACCGTTTATGGTCCAAAACAAAGTCCACAGGATCAAACACAAGGATGCATAGCGTTAACAAACCAAGCTAAGGCATATTTTGATAACGTAAAACTTGTTCCTTATACTGAATTTACTTACACTTATCCGCACATTAATACTGTCATATGGGTTCAAGATTCGGCTTCATTAGCAATGTGGCTTAGTGCTGACAACATCGTGCCAAACGCTCAATCTCCTTCAATTTTTTCGATTAGCACTTCCCCAGTATCAGCATATACTAGAGAAAATGTTTTACATCACGCTAGCGGCAAACAAAGCATTTATGCAACAAAATTTAAATTAATTCCTGTAAACGACCCGGTTTTATACACAAGACAAACAGGAAGAGAAGCTGGTACGTATGTTTATTACTGGACGCCTAACGCTACGTTTAGTCTTCCAGATCCTTCAGACGTGCAAGAAGGCTATGAGTATTACGATCAGACCAACGGAATTCCGGTTTTTGGAACCTGTGTATTGCCGCCAGCAGATGCATTGTATTACGGAGTTTTTGCTGGGTCAAAAGATAACGGAGGTTATTACGGAACAGCTGTGTTCGATCCTGATACTATTTTAACAGTGCCCTTATCAACAACTTTACTAAGCGACAGTATTGGAGAAAGAATAAAAAACACTACTACGAATCAAATACTTTCTAGTCTTGTTAATAGTTGGAATTTTGCATAAATAATAGTTATGCAAACAACAAATCCGATTGAAGATAACGGACACGTATATCCATTGTACAGCGCCAGTTTAGCAATTAGTTCTCTTTACAAAAATAATCAATTCGAGGCGTATACGTCACTAAGATTAGTACCAACAAGATTGGACGAACAAGGTAACGGGATAACGCTTGAGGAAAAAGACAAGTCAATTGCAATTGGGACAGTAACTAATATTTCTGGACCTGAACAAGAAGCAATGCAAGAAATTTATCAAGCTGTACAAAAATACATTATTGCTAAAGGTTTATAACAAATGGCTTTAATAACGTCACCATTAGATATTACTGGCTGTCAGCTTTGGTTAGATGCTAATCAAGGAGTCTTGGATCAATTTGGCAATCCTGTGACCGCTGACGGAACTTCTATTGGAACTTGGCGAGATCAAAGTGGCAACAACAATCACGTAAGCTCTAGTAGTGGCACTAGGCCTACTTACAGAACAAATATTAGAACTTCTCCTGAAAAATATAGCAATGTAGTAAGATTTGGAGGTAATGGGTTGCTTGCTACAGGAGACGTATTAGCGTTAGGAACTAACCACGCTTTACTGTTTGCTGTTATTAAAAATACAGTTGCTCCGACTTTTAATGCTCAACACATCATGTCTAAGAGCCGACCTGGTTCTGTTGGTCAGTATTTTATTAGTAGAACGTCTCCCGTAGACGGATCCATCGCCAACGGTTTGTTGGGGTTTGTGTGGTCTAATGGGAATATGTACACAACTTTATCCAACACGTGTTCTGACTACACGATTGTTTGCTGGAACGTTTTAAGAAATCAATCAGTCAATGGACCAATGAAAATGCGTGCTAATAGATTTCAAAATAGCACCGACGCTGGTGGAGGAGACAACGGATTTAATGCAGTTCTTTCGTCCAGGTTTTGTATTGGAGGATGTAACGATTCTACAGGCTTTGCTGACAATTCCGATCCTGAATATTATTTTAATGGAGATATTTGCGAGTGTGGAGTATATATTCGAAATACCCCATACACTGATCACGAACTTAGACGTTTAGAGGGGTATCTTTATAATAAGTGGTTTTCCTCAACTAATCCAGTAGTTTTTAATTTAAAAGGATGGTTTGACGCTGCAGATTCTAGTACTTTGTTTCAAGACAGACTTGCAACAACTCCTGCAATTATAACTAGCCCCCAAAAGCAACCCGTTGGTTGTTGGAAAAATAAAGCTCTAGACGGTTACGGAAATTTTACTGGGATTGTCGGACAAACAGTTTCAGCGCTGCCCAGTGCCGTAGTTAGCTCTTACAACGGTTTGTCTGCTATAAGATTTAATGGACTAGCATCTCCTCTTACATTAACATATTTAAGTCTTTCGGCTCCAGATCAGACAACAGCAGGAGGATTTAGACATCAACAACAAACAGCAATTGTCGTTGTTGCTCCTCATAGTTCAAATTTTGTTGATAGAGCTAGAATTTTAGGGTCCAATAGAACTATTACTGGTTCTAACGATGCTACAGCCGGGTTTACTCCTTTTGTTCAATTTGGGACAGCAACTACAATAGCTTCTCTGATTGATAACGGTAGTAATGCAGCTGTGCAAGCAAAGCTAGCAGAATTCAATATACTTACGAACAGAGCAAATAATACAGTAGAACTTACAAATACCAGAAACAGCCAATTAACAGCTTATCAGCAAAACACTAGTTTTACAGGCAAACTTTCTTCGTATGGATTTAGACTAGGAGCAAACATTGGTGTTAACGGAATTAACACAGCTCCCACGGGAACGCAGTATAATGGAGATATTTCAGAAGTATTAATATATGATCGGTTTTTAACAAACGCAGAATGTCATCAAGTTGAATACTATCTTGCTAAAAAATGGAATATTCCTGAAGCTAAATTCACTTATGCTATACGAAACGGAAATTGGTCAGATGATGCCACGTGGTCAACTAACATTGTTCCGACTCTTAGTTCAGATGTATATTCTAATGGATTTAACGTAACTATTGATCAAAACATAATAGAGGAGGTTCGAACTCTAAGAGGAACTCCTCCTCCCGCATACCCTTCTTTATCGTTAGCTAACAATGGCTCGTTTTTACTCAATCAGCCTTACACAATAAACATTGCACCTAGTAGCGTTAATCACTTTACAATTGTAGCTGGCACCGTTCCTGGGTTAGATTTAAACGTTTCTACTGGTAGTGTACACTTAACAGGAAACATTATTTCAGGAACAACAACCACTGCTTACGGTTTAATACAAAGAGGCACTTCTCCTTTAACAGTATACGGAAAAGTTATTCCAAATCAAGCCATTGGACTTTATAATTTAGCTGGAACTTCTGTAACTATAACCCAAACGTTATCTGGAGGAGCTGTAGATGACATATACGGGGTATACAATCAAGCTCCGTTTTGTAATATTAGTGTATTAAGCGGAGTAACTGGAGGAACAGGTACTAGGAGTGTAGGAATATCAAGCGTCTCGACCGGAGCTCTTACTCTTTCGGGAAGAATTTTAGCTGGAACGGGGTTATCAGCAGCTGCTGTGGTTAGTTCTGTAACTACTACAATTGCTGTTACAGGAGATGTAACCGGAGGCCCAAATACCAATACTTCAGGCATTTTATGTTTGTCTTGCGAAGACATTAACATTTTAGGAGTAATTTCAGGAGGTTCTGGACTATCAGCGTGCGGAGTAAACATTCCTTATACTAAAAACATATTTTTATCAGGAGCTAGCTCAGGAGCAATTGTAAGAGGAGGAACAGGAGAATCTACTCACGGGTTATATAATAATACAGCAAACAATATAACCGCATATGGAATTATAAGTGGTGGTACTTCTCGATACTCTCGAGGCATCAATTCTTTTTATGCTAATAATTTATTTTTACAAAGAGGAGTTTTAGGAGGAACTTTATCAGCTACTAGTGGCTTTTATAACCTCACATCCAACTCTTTGTTTGTTAGTGGAAATATTGTAGGAGGCAACAACACTCTTTCTACAGGTGTTACTACACTAACTACTAGCTCAATTAAAGTAATTGGAAACATAACTGGTGGAACAATGTTGTCCTCGTTTGGCTTATTAAACGACGCAACAAACACAATAGAAATTTCCGGAAACCTAACAGGAGGATCAGGAGCTAATTCAAGAGGGCTGCACTCTAATGTGGCTACAACCTCAGTCATAATTTCAGGAAATGTTACGGGAGGAAGCGCATTTGAAGCTCACGGCGCTATGTGTCCTATTACGACGTCTGTCTCCGTAACAGGAAATATTATTGGAGGATCTGGAGGAGGATTTGGTATTTTGTGTCTTTCTGCAGCTCCGTCTATATTCGTATTAGGAGACATACGGTCAGGCGGAAATACAGCATTTGTCGTGCGTCCCACAAATCCCGCGTCCTATTCCAATATAACTGTTATTGGAAACATACAAGGCATTGGAGCAGGAAACGGAGTTCTTAACGAATCTACGGGAAATTTAACCGTAATTGGCAATGTAATCGGTGGAGCAGGAACCAGCATACAAAACTTGTCGTCAAACGTTGTATACATATCAGGAAGCGTATCAGGTGGAAGTGCGGGAGTTGGACTATACGACAGACTTGCTCAATCTATTACCATTGTTGGCTCAATTTCTGGAGGAACAGGAGCTGCTGGATATGGTTTAAGATTGTCAAGTCCAAATAGTTCTACGGTAAATATTTCAGCAACGGATATTTCGGGCCGAGTAGGAGTAGCTATATACAACGATTTAAATCTTCTTGCTAACTATGCTGCAACAGGGTTTGGACCAGGATCTGAACCCGTCAGCAATATTTACATAAATTGTCCGCTAATACGTTCAGGAAGCAATTCAGGAGCTATAAGCAGCGTTAACACAGGACAAGGAGCTGATATATACATAACAGGAAGTGTATATGGCTCCGGAGGAAATCCTACTATTGTAAACGCCAATAGATGGGGAAAAATTAACATTAAAGGTGACGTAATTGCTGGGTTAGCTCCAGCTCCTATAGGTTATGTTATTGAAAATTTAAGCAATGCTACACTTCAAGTTACAGGTTCTGTCATTGCAACAAACAACCAAGGAGCAATTAGAGGAGTCTCCCTCGGAGCAATTCATGAAATTAATGGCCCGATTATCAACGCTTCAAATGGCAGACAAGCTCTTTGGTTAAGAACGTATTATCATTCTGCTAAGAATTTTAATTCTTTTATTAGATACGGAACGAACACAGGAGGAACGTTAGACTTTTACGCTCCAGAAGGATATCCAGTTTCTCAAATTCCACCAGTTTCTTCTGTAGCAGCAGGAACCGTTTATGCTGTTATGAGTGCTCTTTCAGGCATGCCGTTTATTAACGTTTCTCAACTTACAGGAACAATGATCGTTCCTTCAGTAAGCTCTGTTAAATTTGGCGTACCAGTTGGAATTGACACAGGAAAAGTAAAAGCAACCAAACTAAATTTAATCGATATGTTAAATATAACTACTGAAAGTGGATTATTGACATCTGATGGCACCTATGGCAAATTACTTGCAAATATTTGCACCAAATCAACAGCATTATCAGGAGCTAGTCTCTTAGCAGGAGCACGTTAACATGCCTAGTAAATACGCTACAAGAAATGGAAGTTTTCATGATACTGGAGTAAATTCCCTATGGTATTCAGCATCAGCAGCCAACGCTCCTGGAGGTTATGTTCAAGTGGAACCTCCCGTTGCTGGAGATGATGCAATTTCTAACGGATATTTTGTTACTATAACAAATGATATTAGATGCAACAATCTTCACAATGGTAGACGCTACGGCTTTGCAAATCCAGGAGGAGGGTTCGTTTTAAATACTTGGACAAACTCAGTTAGTGTTACAGCAAACGTTTTGGGAACAAAATTAATTAATAATACTACTGCTCTGTCCTGCGTAGGAACAAATACAGCGACGCTGGTCGGATTTGTGCGAGCCCCGGAGTGCCCTACTCCCAATTCGTTGGGATCGAACTACGGAGTATCTGTTGTCAATCGGAATACAAATACATTTAATATGTTCGGAGAAATTACATCTCCAGACATAATAGGAAGCGATTTAAACGGTGGAAATGCTTTTGTTCACTCTGCTTCCGGAACGCTAAATCTTTATGGCAATATACGTTCATCCAATCTTAGTCGATCTTACTGGCACGACAGATACATTCGTTTATTAACGCTTAATTCGGGAACATTTAATCTATATGGCCACATAATAACAACTGGGGGTTGGTCAGGAATAGACAATATGTCTTTAGTTGTATCAGGCCCCTCCACTACTACAATTTTTGGAAATATTTACGGAAACGACACTAACGGCGACGCGCTCTATCCTGTAAACATCAATTCCAGTACTGGGCCAGTAACGATGACTGTTAACGGAAACGTATACGCAGGTGTTACACAAAGTGGAGCAGCTATATACTCAGCAAATCCTCCTGCCAACACCACCTTGACTGTTAACGGCAATCTAATAAGTGGAAGAAACGGTTATTGTGTAGATTTTAGAGGGACTAATGTTGGAACAATTAGAGTTAACGGGAACATATTAACTCAAACTGCTGTAGGAATTCATTATACAAATTCAAACGTATTTGTTAACGGCAATGTAGTAACAACCAACATAGAACCCGCAATATACGGAACACCTGATAACACAGGAGTAACTACCATTAATGGAAATTTACTCGGTACTCCGCAAGGTATTCCTGCTATTCAAGCTCCGTTTGTAAGATTTGCTTCAAACGTATACCAGCCTTATATATCTCATGCAAAAACTCCATGGGAACAGGATCCAAATGTCTCTCAAAACAAGTTTGCCGACGTTCAAACATATTATACGCTAGACGCGCTTTCTGAATTTTCCCTGCCACCAATAAGCTCGGTAAGAGCTGGTCATGTATATGCAAACAGCTTATATACTGGAACTTGTCAGATTCCTTTAACTTCTGATGTGTATTATGGAGTTAGGTACGATGCAGATGGCACCGTTATGGGAACAGCCACTGTAAATCCAATAGATTTCTTTTTGATTAATCCTGCGGCACTATTAGTACAAAATAATACACTAGGACAAAAGTTAGCAAATGCAGCAACAATTGATGTTTTCGGGAACACAGTTGCTAGTTTAGGATAAGTATTTGTAACTTTTGATATGGCTGCTTTAACATCTCCATTAGATATTCCAGGTTGCATTGTTTGGTTAGACGGTAACGACAAAACTACTATGTTTTTGTTGAGTACTGGCCTAAACCAAGTGCAAACCGACGGAGATGCAGTCGGGTATTGGAAAAATAAAGCTGCTTGGAATTCTGACTTGCTTTCACTCAATACCCTCGGAACAACGACTCCAGGATTAAGTTCTTTTACGCATTTTCCTGGAACGTATCAAACAGCAAGGCCTGTATTTAAAGTTCAATCAAACAATACTTCTATACTTAATTTTGATGGTTCTGATGCTTTAACGAGTTATTTTAATTTTCCTGTTCCAGCTCCTGCAAATAGCAGAGGGCTTACAACGTTTGTTACATTGAGCACTGGAAGTCCCGTGGCAAATTCCAGAACATACACTCACACAATTAATGGCTTACAAGATTCTGTTGCAGGAGTCGGAAATGTTATTCCGGCTTTTGGGCCAACTACCTCTGGTGTTATAGGTTCCCAAACTTCGCCGACTGGCTTGACTACTACTCAAACGCTTCGGTGGTCTCAATTTGAAACATACGTGTGTCATCATGACGGAACAAAATTTACTTCGTATCTGAATAGTTTGCGATCAACAACTCCTAATTACGCTACTCATAGTTTAGACATGACGAACGTAAGTATTTCTAGAGTTGGGGCAGGCATCGGAGCTGCTGGAGCAACTTTTGTTAATCCTGCAAGAATTAACGTGGCAGAAGTTATTGAGTATGATCGAGCATTAACTGATTCGGAAAGAATTAAAGTAGAACTTTATTTGAATAGAAAATGGAATGTCAATCAAAGAAGAACGTACGCAAAACAAAGCGGTAATTGGTCTGATCCAAATACGTGGATAGAAGAATTGGTACCTTTGACGTCAGACAATGTATTTAGCAACACATACAACGTAGATATTGATCAAAATATATTGGTTCAGGATTTGAGAAACGTCGCTCTTGCTCCTTATGTTCCTACAGGAGGAGGAATGTTTACTATTTCTGCTCCAGTTAACGTTGCAACATTAAGCGGGTCTGGGTTTGTTTCAAACGGAGTTGTGCCTTTATTAAGCAGTTCTGCTTCAACTGGGACAGTTAATTTGACAGGACATATTGTTGGAGGTTCATTAGCCAATGATTGCTATGGTTTTCGTCATATTGGAAACGCTAGCGTCAATTTGTCTGGAAATGTCACTGCTGGAAATACTACACTATCTAGTTATGGGCTTTTATTTTATGCAGACATTGAATCTCCTAGCAATTTAACAATAAACGGAAACGTAAGTGCCGGCAATGCTTCATCAAACTACGGAGTATCATATACAGGAGGAGGAGACGTAACAGTTACGGGGTATGTCTCAGCAGGAGGAGCCGTTGTTGGGGCCGATATGTGTTACGGATTAACGTGTATTGGGAACGGTTCAGTATACGTAGCAAGTGGAATATCTGCTGGATTTGGAAATATTTGTTACGGAGCATATCTCTCAGGAGGACAAACTAATTCAAGCGTTACTATAGGCTCTAGGGGAATTACAGCTGGTCCTGGAGCTTTTTCATTCGGTCTATACAACGCTGGAGAAACCAGGTCTATTTCGATAACAGGAAACGTAGCTGCTTCTACTGGTTCGGGATCTTACGGTTTAAACAATGCTGGAAACGGAAACATTTCAATACTAGGAAATGTAGCTGCTTCTACTAATTTGGGATCTTATGGTTTAACTAACATTGGAAACGGAAACGTTTCATTAACAGGAAACGTAACAGCTTCTACTGGTTCTGGATCTTATGGTTTAACTAACATTGGAAACGGAAACTTATCAATAAGAGGAAACATAACTGCTTCTACTGGTTCTGGATCTTATGGTTTAACCAACACCGGAAATGGAAATACAACATTAATTGGAGCAATAGTTGGTTCGACTAATACTCATGGAGCTGAATGCAGTGGAACTGGTGTAGTGTTTCTTAGCGGCAGAGCTACTGGTGGCGCTGGTTCAAATTCTTACGGTTTAAGGTGCCGCAGCACGGAATTGTCGGCTATAAGCGCATTTCCTTTAGGCACCGCAGTATTTACTGGAGGTACAGGAACCAATTGTTACGGTTTATTGTTTGGTGGTAGTGCTGCTCCATTGTACGTAGAAGGAACGATTACTGGCGGTTCAGGAAGTGGGTCTCATGGAGCTTATATTGCAAACAGCACTTCTGTTAAATTGTTTGGGAACTTAAACGGAGGTACAGGATCTTCAATTGGTGTTTATGACGCTCAGAGCTCAAGCATTTCGTTAAGTGGAGGAGCTGCTGGAGGATCAGTATCAGGAGCGTATGGACTACATTTAGCGTATAACCCTTCGGTTATCAACACAAATTTATACATAAACGGAGGACAGAATCGAGACATTACTGGAGGAAACGGAACCTCTACACATGGAGTTTACATTAACCGTGTATCTGATTTAACAGTAGAGAGGATACTGAATATTAGAGGTGGAATTGGTGGAAATTTTTGTTATGGCATGTATTGGGCTTTTCCTTTATCAAGCTGTAACATTCAAGCATCAAGTATTAGAGGCGGAACCGGAGGTACTAATAATCACGGATTAACAATTGATGTGGATTGTACTGCAAACATAACAGGCAGCGTATTTGCTACTACTTGGGGCCACGGAATTTACGTAGGTTCTACCTATTCGTATGTGTCTGCTAATACTTTCTTTTCTCCAAATCTTATTGTTAGAGGAAACGTGTCAGCTTCATCTGCTTCTGCTGCAGCATACAGCGCAATATACAACTCTCACAGCGACGTATACGTTGCTGGCAATGTTACAGGAGGAGCGTTCAGTGGAGCTTACGGTATTAATAATGTAGGAGGAAACGTTGACGTAAGAGGCAACGTTAATGGAGGCCCTGCTGCTGGAGGCCACGGAATATATGCTTCTTCTGGAACTGAGCGTTCTACAACAAACCTTATTGTTAGAGGTAATGTTACAGGTGGAACTGTATTCAACAGCAACGGAGTGGTTAACGAAACGAATAACGGAACATTTCAGCTTTTTGGTAATCTTATTGCTCGTCCATCCTCAGGAGCAGTTGCTCTTCGTTCTGGTCATTGGAGTTCAGGAACTTATGGTATGCTTGCTAAAAACTATATTTGTGGAAACGTAATCAATGCTCCAGATGGAGGATCAGCAATGACAGCATTCCATTGCCAATTTTATCCTCCTGCTTCTTTTGGCTCCTACATTACATATTCCTCTGGATACAATACCGTTTTAGACATGGTTTTGCCAGATGGGTTTGGGATGCCGGAACCATGGGCAGTTCGTTCCGGAGTTTCTTATGCAAATGACACTCGCGTGGGAACCTGTGTCGTTCCGGATCCTAGATCAGTTAAATTAAGGACACCTGTTGATAACACGGAAGGACTTGCAATTTTGGATCCAATTGATTTATATAGCATTTCAACAGCTGTTCTCACAGCGGAAAACACACTAGGAAAATTGCTGTCCAATAGCTTAACTACCGAAGTGGCAGGAAACCTCGTTGCTAGCTGGAGCGAAGATTTTGGAAGCTATAGTCCAACAATGATTTCTGGTTTGCAGCTTTGGCTGGATGCTTCAGACAGTTCAACGTTATTTGATGCAACTGTTGGTGGCAATTTGGTAACTACTGACGGATCAGCTGTAGCAAGGTGGGCCGATAAATCCGGAAACAATAGGCATGCTATTCAAACAACGTCTACAGCAAGACCGCTACTCAAAACAGGCATCCAAGCTGGAAAAAACGTCTTACGTTTTGATGGTACGAACCATTATTTTAATATTAATAGCATAGCTGCGTTCTTTGGTTCCTCCCATACAATTTTTGCGGTTGCTCAAACTAATACAGGAGGAAAAAATGCTACATCAGAAGCATACCAAACTGTTATAGCAGGCACAGGATTTCATCAAACAATTTCATTCAGAGGATATCCGCTCGCTAATATCGTTCATGCGGAAGTGTGGAATTCAACTCAAAGCCAGAATGCGACATCAACTCGTCCATATTCTGTAGGTAGCTGGATAGTCGCAACCAGACGCGTTACTGCTTCCACAGCGTCAACTGTTCAGCTGTTTTTAAATAAAACAGCAGGAATTCAACAAGCTCTTTCGTCCGGCACCGTATTGAGAACTCCTGTAGAAGCGCGTATTGGATGCGCTCAGACAGTTGGATCATTTGATTGGTTTTTAAATGGACAAATTTCAGAAATTTTAATTTATAATTCTGCTTTGACTCCAGGCCAATACCAGAGTATTCAGTCATATCTCCAATCTAAATGGAATATTGTTTAAATTTGTTGTTGACCTGGCCTCGAACATATGGGATATTGGAGGTCGATGAAAACATCACTAACAAACACACGCATTAAGCCTCTCGAGGCTATCACTGGACGTAACAATGTACCTTCTGGTCTTTCTATTGAAAAGAAGACCAAAATGGTCAACCGTTGCATTAATCCTAGTCGCTATGAGTTCCTTGGCTTCTTGGATCGTACAAACTCTGCAGTTCTCCGTGAACGTTTTTACAACGTTCGTGACGAGTTCGGCCGTTTTGCAACAGTCGAAGCCTAAGAGCTAAGCGTTCAATTAAAGCCCTTTGCTGTTGCAAAGGGCTTTTTTTGTTTTAAATAAGATTAATGAGTTTAGTATTAGTAACTGGGTGTGCTGGGTTTATAGGTTCAAGAGTATGCAGCATGTTGATCGAAGATGGACATGAAGTTGTCGGAATAGACAATCTCAACAATTATTATGATCCGAGTCTTAAACAGTACCGTTTACGTAGGTTACGGTTTTTTGGTAACAAATTTAAGTTTGAGTTACTAAACATTGAAAACAAAAACAAGCTAATTGAGTTATTCAAAACTCATTCGTTTGAAACGGTATACAATCTAGCAGCTAGAGCAGGAGTACAGAATAGCTTAAAAGATCCGTATATTTATTTGTCAACAAATGCTGTAGGAACACTAAATTTGCTTGAAGCAATGAAAGAAACCAACGTCAAAAAAATGGTGTTGGCCTCAACTTCTTCATTATACGCAGGTCAACAAATGCCGTTTACGGAAGATCTTGCAGTAAACACTCCTCTATCTCCATATGCAGCTTCTAAAAAAGCAGCAGAGTTGATGGCTTATAGCTACCACCATTTATATGGATTAGATATTTCCGTAGTAAGGTATTTTACGGTATTTGGTCCAGCAGGTCGACCAGATATGAGCATTTTTAGATTTATTAAATGGATTGATGAAGGGCGTCCTCTTGAAATTTTTGGAGACGGTTCTCAATCAAGAGATTTTACATACGTTGATGATATAGCTAGAGGAACAATTCAAGCTTCAAAATCGTTAGGGTATGAAATTCTAAATTTAGGAGGAGGAAAGTCTCCAAAAAGTTTAAATTGGACGATTGATTTTATTTGTAAGGAACGCAACCTTCCTGTTCCAGCAAGATCAACAAAAGACTTTCATGTAGCTGACATTGTTGCTACTCAAGCTAATATATCTAAAGCTAACCAGTTAATTGGTTATGAACCAAAAATTTCTTTTGAAGAAGGGTTATTAAACACTCTTCAATGGCATAAAGAGAACAGTCATTGGCTTAAAAATATCAGAATCTGAAAAATCTGATGTTGTTTAATCTCATTTTTAGTATAAAATCAACTCAATGACAACCACTGTTATTATTACACTCCAATACGAAGCTTTTCACAACTGGCAGGGAGTCAAAGAGGCTCTTCCTGACAACCCAGAAATCCATTTCCTCTTTGATAGACACAGACATTTGTTTTTTATTACGCTAGAAAAACACGTAACTCATGATGATAGAGACGTGGAAATCATTCTTTTTAAACGCAAAGTGCAAGATTATCTTGAAACAAAGTATGGCAGGCCAGGAGAACTTGGATCAAGGTCATGTGAAATGCTTGCAGAAGAACTTCTTAAGAAATTCGATTGCGAAACAGTGCAAGTACTTGAAGACAACGAAAACGGAGCTAAAGTATATAAATGATTACCTTTGTCTGCGGTCAGCTTTGTTCCGGAAAAACCAGATATGCTAAAGCTATGGCTGATTCGGTGAACGCGTTGTTCATTGAAGTCGGGGATATCGTTCGTGAGATAACTCAGACAACCGATCGAGCACAACTTCAAGATACAAAAAACCTTTTGGATGAGATCGTGGAGCGACTCATACGCAAAATGCCTTTGTGTGATGTAAAGGAATACGTCGTTTGCGGAGTTAGGCAGAAAGAAATACTGTTACAATTTCCGGATGCAACGATGCTGTGGATTGAGTGTCCTAAAAAGGAACGTAAAAAGCGTTATAAAGAACGAGCTCGACAAGGAGATACTACTCCTTTTAAAGAAGCGGAACAAGGTGATATCGAACTAGGCATCTTAGAAGTTAAACAATACATTTTCGACAACAAATGAAATTCTTTTGTATTCCGCCAAACAACCATCTCGACATGATGGACAACGGCGATTGGTATTTTGCTCTTTGTCATCACTATATACAAGATAAAAAGTATAGAGAATATTTCCTTAATTTAAGAAAAGCAAAACCTAATGCTTTTATTTTGCTAGATAATGGAGCAGCAGAGCATAGTCTCGTAACAGAAGATGTTTTAATCGAAGCTGTTATGGAATTACAACCAAACGAAGTAATTGCTCCAGACGTTTTGTTTGACAAAAAACAAACACTTAAAAATCTTGAGTCGTTTATTAATAAATTGATCAAAGCTCAAATGCTAGACAAGGTTAATTTGTTCGGTTGTCCACAAGGATTAACAAAACAAGAATGGGTTGAATGTTATTTTCAAATGGCTCTTAATCCGTTCGTTAAAACAATTGGATTAAGCAAAATTGCTGTTCCGAAATGTTGGAATAACGCAGTTGATGACAAGATGATTTCTCTGTCTCGTAATCAATGCGTTAAAGAACTACAGCAAACGTTGTTGTTAACTAAGCCTCTCCACTTGCTTGGTATGGGGGAACACAATGAGTTCGACTTCTACTTGAGAAACAAAATTAAAAACATACGCAGTTCGGATAGTTGTTACACAATACTTGCTGCAATGAATGGAATTGATTTTGAGACAGGAAATACATCAAGAATTCCTACAACCAATGCTTATTTTGATGTTACTCTCACGGACGAACAACAAGAACTTGCAAAGAAAAATATAAACTATTTAAAAACCAAATATAAAGAAATATGAAAAACGAACTTCTAATTGTTACATGCACAGAAGCTAAAACAGACAAAGAATTTAGTCAAAAGCCTTTGTATGCTAGTCTTCAAAAACAATTTGAAAGCAATTCTAATGTGTCTTTTTATATTTTCAAAGACAACAAAAGAGGTCTTTCGGAGTGCTATAATGAAATTCTACAAAATCAAACAAACATCAATAAAACAGTTTTGTTTGTTCATGATGATGTTGTGCTTGATGATATATTTTTATACGAAAAGCTTACTCAGAGCCCGTATTCAATTACAGGCCTTGCTGGCGCTAAAACCTTCAATAAGCGCGCTGACAAGCTTGCCTGGCACCTTGCCTCAGATAGGACTGATTACGTTGGTGAAGTAACACACTTCCATGAAGGCAAAATCTGGACAACTGTCTTTGGACCGACTCATTCAAGAGCGTTAACAATTGACGGTTTGTTTATTTCTTGCAAAGTAAACGACCTAAAGCAAAAGGAATTGCTGTTTGATACCAATTTTAATTTTCATTTTTATGATATTGCTTTTTGTTTACGAGCAAATGAAAAGAAAGTCAGCTGTGGGGTGCTTCCAATTAAAGCAACACATTATGGAATTGGAGATTCAATGTTGACTCCCCAATGGGAAGAAGCTAATATCGAGTTCAAACAAATTTACGCATGATTGTAACACCTGAACAACTTAGTCAAACAAGCATTTTAACTCAAGAAGGAGTTTATGATTGCTGTTTAATCCAGCAACGCTTTTCATACAAGCTTTTTGGCAATTCAGTTTCCTCATTGGGAGATGTCATAACATTCCGAGCTCCAATTAATATTGGTCCTTTATTCTTTGAAAATTCTATCGTCATAGCAGCAGAACTTCCGAATGCTTCTATGTTTGCTGGAACCTGCTTTGCTAGACTTTATGCAGCTCAGCTTGGATCAATTTTGTCCTCAATGATCAACGAAGAATATACTGTTGATGAAAGCTGTATTTTTTCTGGAGAAGCTCAAGCTAGTCTATCAATGATCAACCAGGTAAAAGATTCAGTATTGTTGCACATTGTTTTTCCGTTGAAAGAAGGAAATACGAAAGAAACTTTTTCTTGTCTTAAATTAGACGAAGAAAAACTACTTGGATTTGAAATTAGTGCTGTTGAAGCATTTCGACAACTTACTCGTAGCATTTTTATAGAGACAAGACGTGACAATTTTTGATTATATTAAGGATATAGTCGTTACCAAACGTGGGGATTTGCCTTTAGAACAATATGTACCGTTCTTAATCAATCGTTGGTTGAGTTTTGTTAATCCTACACTGTGTAGCGCTATTAACCAAATGAATAACAAGACGTTATTGGAAGACAAAGAAATGCACTATAAAACATTAATTGCTTTGTTTCCTAAGATGAAGTATTGTCCTAAGATCAATTACGTCAAAAAAGTCAAAGAAGCGGAGTCAACTGAGAACAAAATGATAGGAGTTGTTGCTCAGCAACTAGAAATCTCTAAACGAGAAGCAGAACAATTACTCGAAGGAAGGTCTGCTAATTGATTCAATCTCGTTTAAAAACGGAATTACGGACTCTCCTTTTAACGGTTGTTGCTTTTGACCGTTGTGCTTTTTAACGAATTCGTCTTTCCACGTTACATCATACTGCTCGTCTTCGTTAATTTCGTTGATTTCTCCGTTGCTTAACTTACGAAGCATCCAAACTTGTTTGTCGTGTTCATAAGGACCAGAAATAGCAGAAGGTCCAAACTCCAGCTTGCGGTTTTCGTCCATTACTTGGCGAAAAAGTTCCTTGAAAGAAGATAAACTTTCCTTTACTTCTTTCTTTTTGCCTTTGTCAGATAAAGCTTTTTTCATTGACTCCTTTTTATCCCCGTCTTCATCAGCATCTAGATAATCGGGCTTGTCTTGTTTGGCTTCTTTAACGGCCATTTTTTTGTTTTTCTTTTTGCACTCTTCGCAGTTATCACACTTGCGTCCCTTTGCTGCCGCTTGACAAACATGCTTCTTTTCCATAAGAACGTAAGCTTCTTGCAACATTTCTAAATCTTTGAATACCATATACCCTTTACTTATCGTTGACTACAGAATTTTTCACGGTAATTACTTACCATATGCATCCTGTATTACCTCGCGAAAACAACGGTCTTGCTGACCTTGATCCTTATTCGAACTGCCCACTTCCAGAAGATTATGAAATTACCGAACTTCTTGGAGATGTTATCCAATTGGTATATGCAGACACAGCAGAAGACGGCAAATCGCTTGTGCGTAACGGAATTATACTTCCTGAAGCAGTCGTTGAAAACAAAGCTTGGCGTGTAGGTAGGGTTATTATGGTTGGACCAAACGTCAAGCAAGTTAAAGCAGGACAACACGTTATTTTTCCAGGAGATAAAGGAATTAAAGGCATTCAACGAGACGGCAAATTAAACATCTTCCTTAATGAAGAAAGAATTTTCGGAATTTGTAAGCCTCAAACAAACTAAATGAGACTCGGCAGAACAGCTCTGTGGACATTGCTCAATACAAATGCAGCAGAGCTACGTTTTCATCGCCGTATTTCAAAGAAAGGGTTTAAAGATTACAGAAGAATGTTGTGCACAGGAGATCGTCGTTTGTTACAATCTGCTCCAGCTAAACAAATTCTGAATTTTGTCCCTCCTCACGGATCACTTAAATACGACCCTCGAGCAAAAAATTTAATCGTAACTTGGGATATATTCATGCAAAATTGGAGAATGATCAATTGCGACGACGTTGAATTAATCGCTGTAATCCCAACTTCTCCTGATCCTACAGAGTTCTGGAAATACTTTCAAGAACGCCTGGCAAATATGTCAGGCACACAAAAAGCTCAATTCATGGATACATGATGTCAATCAATACATTTACAGACGAATTATTATTTACTAAAATTCCAGGCGAGAATTTTTTGCTATCTTGTTTGCAAAAAGATTTAATCTTTTATTTAGGCAATAAGCCAATCAAACAAGGCAAACTAATATTGTTTAAGCGTTCTCATTTCTTTATTCAAATTACTTTGCTCAATGTTAAGAAAGAGAAAGAAAACTTTGAGATTCCTTTTCCATTTAAAATAGAGGAATACGAAGACGAAGAAGTAATGTATTTTGATTATAGAGTAGAAACCCTAAGAGTAGACAACCTTCCTCCAATTAAAAATAAAGTATCTTCGTCTTACTTTAACAAAATTTTAGAAATAGCTGTTAAAAGCTAATATCTATAGGTCGTTTTTCCCTTTTTGGTAACGCCTTCTTTTTTGGCAATCGCTGTCCATTCGATTCGTTCAAAGTTCTTGTCGAATTGGTTTTTGTCTACAGGTCTTGGTTTGTCTCCTTTGCCTGCTTGATTGTTATTCATACAAATAGATTAACATTTTTAATTAAAAAGTCAAATAAAAAACCCCGGCCTTGCGACCGGGGTTTTTAAGATTTTGCTCGCTATCGTCTGTAAGTTACAGATATGTAGCAGCTTGACCAGGAACGAATGATTGACCAAGGCCGGTGCAGATAACAAGATGGTAGTAGAGAGCAGCTCCGAAGATGTGATCAACTACGCCGTATCTTGTAAGTAAACCGACACGTGGACTAAAGTCGTTAGGACCGATCGTGCGTTGAACCATTACAGGGATGTATGGGCAGTAAACAATACCACTGTCGTAGTATTCTGTGCCTTTGTATCCAAGAAGGGCATAATCAACGGGCTTCGTACGAACCGAGCTGTAACCGCCATTTTTGTTTGTAGCAGTGTAACCAGCATTAATTTGAGCTTCTGTACGAGTGTCACGATAGATTTGGAAACGACCACCAACCGAACCGACCTTTGCAATACCAACAGGCTGGGTGTTTACATTACCATTGACTGGCATCCATGTGAAGTTAGGAAGAGTCTCGAGGATAGCGCAAATGCGAGGCGTTGCAATGATGAAATTAGCAGCACCACGACGATTGCGGATAGCAACACGGTTAGCTTCAACAACGATTCTGTTGTAGAAGTCACGTGCACGCTCCCCGGACCAACGTCCGTCAGCAGAGATAGCAGACCAGGTTGAGTAACCCACACCAGCGCCAGCATTGAGACAGACCTGAATCATACGCGCGATCATTTCGCGGTCGATTTCAGCCTGAATCTCATATGACATAGCGTTAGTAAGCTCAGTATCGATGTCGATACCATTCATATTTTTAAGATCCTGTTCAAGTTCAACAGACCATTTAGCTGCCAACCTACGGGTCAGAGCTTCAACGGCTGTCTTTTCAAACGAAACGGTGATTTGAGGAATCTTTGAGCTGAGCTCGAATTGTGAGATTAAAGCCCCAACGCCAGCGTCTTCAGCAATGTTGTCCCACTCATCATTACCACTGAGGGCAGCTGAGGAAGCACCTGTGAAGGCTGTGTTAAGGTAGTTATAACCCAATTCTTTTCCAGAACCAGAAGGACCGGAGGCACCATTGCCAGCAACTGACCCAGATCCATTAGATCCATCGCCATTAGCAGAATATCCGAGAGCGGAATCTTCGTACTTGTAGCGCATTGCGAAAGCAAGTCCGACAGGTCCAGTCATTGGTTGTACGCCCACGATCTCATTTGTGATGAGCTCAGGGAAGGTACGACGAATCATTGGAATGAGGACTTTTGGCAAGCGGGCGTCTCCGCCAGCGTAGTTGTCACCAGAGAAAGCTCCTGCAGTCGGGGAATGTGACCCGAATACTCCTCCAGTAGCAGCTGAGTTGCCGCCTTCGTTCAAGCACCACTTTTCTTGGTTTTCCAAGAGAATAGCAGTGTTAAGACGAGTTGTTTCATTTGAAATCTCAGCAACCTTATCAGATTTGAAATCCAATACAGGACTCCACTTCTCGACGAGTTGTTGAGCGTAATCTTTACTAATATGCATTAAGTTAGCCATAATTTTGTGTTTTTTTTGTCTCCTTTTTATTGTGAGTGAAAATTACCGAGCGAATCTATTTCCGCTGATTTTTTTCATCTCGTTCAGATAGCCGCTTACACTTTCACCTGAAGGCGTGCGCTCGATCTCATTGTTAAAATTTTGTTGTTCTTCGATAATTGTAGGACGATCGATTGAAGCAGTCTTTGTATTTTCTGTTTTGACTGACTCTTTAATCAATTCGACTTCTTCTTGAGATTCTTTCTCAAACATATCCACAACGTATGAGAAGTTTTCCTCAATATATTCTGGTGACTTGTTTCCTAACAATTTGTTAATGAAATTCTTTTTAGCTGATGGTAATTCAGCTGTCTTCTTTTCAAGAAGAATGAAAGCTTCTGCTTTATTTTTCTTGAGCGTCAAGTTAGCATTTTCTTTGAGAACTGAATTCAGTTCAGAGCGAAGAGAATCGATTGTCTTTTTGCCGTCAACGAGAGCTTCTTTAATTTCTCCGTCAACAAACTCTTCTGAAATTCCAACAATTTGACGAATTTGTTTAATTTGATTTGCAGCGCGAATATTGTCAACTGCTTCAGAAATTTGTTCTTTTGGAAGAGCCTTGTCAATGTAGAGATCAAGGTAGTTAGAAACTTCTTCTACGAGACGCTCTTGGAAAGTCTTGGCTTCAGCAGACATTTGATTTTCGTATTTTTCAACGACTTGTTTCAACATGCCTGTATATTTCTTGTCGATGCCCTTAACAAGCTTTTGAAGCTTAACAGCATGATCAGTATCAATTGCTTCAACAAGCTTTTTGAGTTTAGCAGAATGGTCCACGTCGATCTTCTCAATTAACGATTGGAGCTTTTCTGTGTAAGACTCATCAAGTGTTTGTCTTACGTTTTCTTTTTCGAGTTCGATCTTTTGATTAGCTTTTTCTTCAACAGCTTGTTGAAATGTGTTTTCTAATTCATTCAGAGTTTCTTCTGAAATTAGATCTTTAAATTGTTCGTTGAGAATATTCTTGATCATGGTCGGTGTTTTTACTTATTCTATTTGTGTTACTTTTTTGGTGCTAAAGCGCTCTGAATACGCTCTTTGAGTTTGTTTTCAATCATTTTTTGCAATGATACGTTAGCTCCACTGTAGTTTTTATCAGCAATGTTCGCGATAAACCCTTTAATGTCTTTTGTTGGTTTCATAGTTTATTATTTACCTACTTTAAGAGAGTTAATAAAAATAGTTAACTGTTCTTTTAAGAAAGCATCAGTTTCTCTTTTAGGAAGCTTAGCTAATCCTTCTTTAAGATTATCAAAAGCTGATGCAGAAACTTCTAAAATTCTTCCGTCTGTGCCTACCATCCATTCTCTAGATTCGAGAATTGATTCAAGCATTGCGTTTTGCACAGAAGGTTGATGAACTACATCCAAACAAATTAAATGGAAGTTGGAAACGCGTTTTCCTTCCGAAGATTCAGCAAGATTGCCGAGTCCGCGAGTAGAAATCCCCATTTGAATTTTGTCTTTAACGAGACTTTTAAGTAGTTGTCCCATTGGGGTGTCCAAGATCAAGGACTTGCCCATAAAATAATTTCCGTTTTGTTTTAACTCTGTAACCAAGTGACAAGCATTAACTGGGTTTACTTCAGTTGATTGGGGATGATTCATTTCCCCAAGAGCTCTACGGGTTTTGATCATGTCAGTTGCATAGCGACCAACCTCTCGAGTCATTTCATCTAGCTGATAGATTCTGCCGTTTTGATTTTGCTTTTCAGCCATCATGTACGGACCAGTAATATAATATTTTTGAGGCTCTGACGAATTTTTTTCTTCTACGAGAAAGTCTAGTTGCTCATGCAATTCAGTGGTTAAGAATTTTAAACCCATATGATTTATTTATTTAATTAACCACGATAAATTATTTATCTCCTATTTGAATATATTTTTTTATAAGTATTATCACAATGGAATGCAAGTTACATTCTCCTCCTCCTGATTTATTTGTTACTACGGGCAACAGAGGAACGCTATTTCCTAATTTAGATTGTCCAATCGAAACAGCAGTGCGCATTTGTCCGTTAATAATACAAGAAGGCGAAGAATATGTGTTGTATTTAGAAACAGGAGATTTCTTGTTAATGCCTTGCGATCTATAACAAAATTCGATTTTAAGATAATTATTATAATATATGGCTGGAATAAAAATAACCGATCTACCTTCTGTTAACGAAGTGCTTCGTACCGACCAAATGCTTATCGCAAGAGGAGAAACAACCAGAAAAGTATTCGGCACAGCTCTTACTACAAAAGAAGATATTGCTGATTTAACTAATATTGTACGACAGCTTTCATCTTCTTCTCTTATTCCGGAAGAGTCTGAATTAATTTCACTATATTACAATCCGTTAACAAAGAGACTTTCAGCTGAAATCGAGGGGGTTATTCCTCAGTCGCTAGGAGGAACCGGGTATCAATCATACACGGAAAATCAAACATTGATTGCTGACGCTTATGGAGTTTTAAGAAAATTTGAATTTACAGCAGGCAGAGGAATGCTGCTTAGTGCTGATCAAGGAACGTTTAAATTTATAAACACTGAGCCACATATTCCGACAAATTTGTCTGCAACATATGTTAGTTCGTTTGTTAATTTGCATTCGTCTACTGGAGATGATACTACAATTGAATCATCTACTTTTTCAAGAGCGGGAGTAATGTCATCCCAAGACAAAGTTCGTTTGGATGATTTGTTTTTGTATAGAACAAGCCAGCCATTGGTATTTAGCAACAGTATTACAGCTACCAGTACTTTGTTAAGCGGGGCCAGAGTTGTTGTTATTGATTCAACCGATGATGTACAAATTACATTGCCATATGAAGTTCAACAAGGTTCAGCATTTCATTTTTTAAGAGCTAATTCAGGCTCTGTAACATTTGTTGGAAATCCTGGAGTTCAGATTTCAACTATTAAAAACAGTAGTTATCTCAAAATTCCTTATGTTAACGGAGAAGCCACTGCTTATTTTAATGCAGCAGGCCAATGGAAGTTGACAGGAGATCTTGCTTCTTTGTGGGACAGAACATTAACTGGCCCAAATTCAGTAGACGGGGAGCAAAAAGTGGGAATATTTACTAATGGAGCTTATGACTCAATTTATTATAAAAATGAGTGGGACAAAGCAACTACAAGTTTTAAATCCATGGTCGTGCACGTTGGTGGAATAGTAAGAGCAGCAATTGATTTTACTGAAGATAGATTAGGAAAACCCTTTGGTTACAGCATTGGGTCAGAATTAGGAGGACCTTCCATCCAAGACCCTGGTCCTACTTATTTCGGAACGTTTACGGCAGGAAACGTCAATTTGACTTAATTTATATTTAAATGTTTCTCTGTTAGTATTACAAACTGACAACCGTGTCTTTCGCTATACTCTGTTGCAGCTTTCCATTTAGCTTGATTTTTTACATATTCAGCTTGTTGTCGCATTAACGTTTTTGTTTTTCTGTTTTTTTGAACAGGAGGTAGTGTCTGAGCATGAGGTTTAATTTCAATAAGAAATTTCTTTAACTCTCCGTTCTTATCTCTCATTGTAACGTTAAAGTCCGTAAAATATCTACTAACTCTACCAGTTAACGGATTTTGATAAGGAATAACAACCGTTTCTGATCCCCAAGACAATATGTTTGGATTGTGATCAAACATTAGCATGCATTTACACTCCCAGCCAGATCGATATGTTATAGGAAACGATCCTTTATATTTTTCAGGATGTTTTGGCGCAAATATGCCTTGCTTAAAATTTGAATTCTTTTTCACTCAGAAATAACTTTTTTAAATAAATCAAAAAAAGCTAATTTTTCTTCGTATGGTTCATCTAACTTTGGAACATCTGAAAAAGAAGACTCGATTTTCTCATAACCATCTTGTCCAGCCATTTCAATGTCTTCTGACGTCAAAGGAATGCGTTTTGCTTGCACAAACTCAGCAAATTCAGATGATTGTGGATCCTGAAATTTGACTACCGACCCATGAAGGTCGTTGTTGTCTCTAATTACTGTATACGCGTAGTCTACTTCTTCCAACGACCTGCCAATTTTGTATGTTAAGACAACATCAAAACTGTCTTTTTTAGACATATAATGGTACGTAACAACAGCAGTGCTTTTTGAGGGAAACCTAACGTTTTTAAACTGAAGATTTGAGCCAGCTTTATTTGTATCTAAAGATTCTTCTACATTGGCATGCAAAGCAGCTATATATTTTTTAACTGGGCCCTCTGTGCAGCCAACCTTTTTTCCTGTATTTTTTTTATACACGCATTGTCCTTTTGAGTAGTATGGCATAATGTTATTTATCTTTACCAATCCGAGCATGCTGCTGCTTGAGGACTTCCAGCTTTTGCGGAAGAGCACTTATGTCTAGCGCGGAATGCTTTTTTTCTTTTAGTGTTGCCTGATTTGCCAGTTACTCTGACTCCCTTTTGTCCCCAGTGGATTCTTTTGTAAGATCCGTCAGATTGTCTTGCGCACTTTGTCCACTTTTTCCCCTTTCTAGTAGAAGACGTTTTTTGAGTTGGACCAGTGCACTTACCAGCTTCGCTTAAAAGCTCCTCAACAAGCATTTGAAAATTCATAAAAGTAATTATTAAAAATTAGCCAATAAAGAAAGTTGGAGGCATATTATCTTGGTAAGAATTCATCAGCTCTTGCTCAAGTGTTTCTTTTTCTTTGATTCCTTCAGCCAGCAATGTTTGACTGTTAACTTGTCCTCCGCCAAACATATTAGTTCCCGAAAACTTTTCTCTTACTCTAGCAATTGCAATCTTGCTCAAAGCAAGAGCATATTTCTGCACCCATCTTTCTTTAATTAAATCTTTAATAGGTCTTTCAATATAGCAACCAACTATGCCTAAGAACGTATGATTTGATTGAGGTTCAGGAATAAGTCTAAGGACCTGAGATCTAGGATCAAATCTAAACTGAGATTGCATTGCTAGAACCTTGTTTCTTGTATCAATAAACCCTTTCAGGACTTCCCATGTAACTAAGTCAAACCCAAAGTTACCGATCATGTAAGAAGAGTAAATTTGCTGAGCCATTGCTTGCTCCATTGTGAACAGGGTATTAATTCCTGTATCTTCTCCTTTGGAAAACTCAAAACAATCAACGACTTTTCTCCAGCTTGCTAAATCATAATCATAACCAGCAGACAAACCTGGTGTTCTACTATTTCTCATTTCTGATGTTTTGTTAATCAAGCTATCAACTTTAATTCCTACACCAGGCAAATAAAGTTTGGAATCAAACACCAAATATTCTTCCGTATAACCTGCCCATTTTGTAAAATACTCAATTGAGTCGGTGATATTGTCGTAAATTTGGTCGTCAGAAATTTCTAAATTAATCAACGGCGCTCCAAGCTGTCTTTGAATGCGATTTGAAAGGTCTTCGTATGTTTCAACAGACGCATTATATGTAGTTCCTCCTCGATTCGCATAACCAGGCGGAAGTACTGGTCTCGGTGTCGGTTGAGGAGTTGGAACCGGAGTAGGAGTTGGAGGAGGTTGTGACCCCAATATAATAATACTACGAAATGTTAGAGAGTCTCCAGCGGTAACGGAAATTATTCCGTCTTGCCCTGGAAGAAATTCGCTATCCCTAATAAAGATGGCTTTGTTGTATTCTCCGGACGGAACTGTTAATTGAGCCCCCGTAGCTGCTGTAAATATACCAATTGGTTTCGCTGGATCAAAATATAAATTTAAATAAATGCTCGCTTGAGTATTGTTTGGAAGTGTGTATGCCTGAGAGTGATCATACGTTCCAGGCATAATAATGTAACTAACTACTGAATTATTAAATGGCGTTGGCGTCGGAACAGGCGTAAGTGTGGGTGTTGGAGTTGAAGTCATTTCAACAGGAGTAGATGTAGGTATTACTGGAGTAGCAGTAGGAACTACAGGTGTCGAGGTTGGTTCAATAGGAGTAGCTGTAGGAACTACCGGAGTAGCAGTAGGCTCCACGGGTGTCGAAGTCGGAGTGGCAGTAGGAGGTATAAAAAGTTGAACAGTAATCGTCTGGCCATTAACAATGTAAGTACCGTCTGGAGCCAGTTCAGGAGACCACGATGTTACTTCCCAAGGATAAAAGACATCTTGAGACGACGAATAATACAATACGTCGGGTCCAGTTGCTATGTTATACAGGCCCCAAATAGTTCCATTCCAATAAATTCTTTCGTCTCCGTAAGTGTATGCTGGTCGATCATTAAGCAGACCAACGTAATCAAGAGTTCTTCCTCCAATCCAGTTTGTAATAATTGGAGTCGTGTCAATTGGATCAGGAATTGCAGGCATATTACTATTTAATGAAAGTTAGTGTTACGCTGCCTCAATAGGAGCGGGAGCAGTTGGTGCTGCTGGAGCTCCAGTTGTTTCCGGAGCTGCTTCTGGTCCTCCTGCAGCTTCTTCTCCTGTTGGAGGTGGCATGGCCGATCCGCCTTCTCCAAAATCTGGTATAGCTCCTCCGCCACCGCCACCACCGCCTCCGCCAGCTTCTCCTCCACCTTCGGGAGCAGCTCCTCCAGCGGCTTGTTGCAATGCCAGCTGTTCTCTAAAGTTCGGGCCCATTTCCGTAATTCGTGCAATTTCCCAAGCTAGAGCAGCGTCTTTTCTGAGCCATTCTCTGTTTTCCATCATTTCGTTTGCTGACATGTCCAAATAATACTTTTGAGCATAGGACTTTGAAATTGCTTCTGACTGAGTTGCTGTATTATAATTTTCAAACTTCATTGACAGCAATTGCTGATTGCGCATTGCCATAAATGAAGTAGGTTCGTTAAATTTTAAATTAAGGTTTTGTTCTCTAAGTCTATATTCTTTCCAGAGACCCTTTAATTTCAAATGAGTAATAAACGATTCTTTTATACCAACCGCAAAACGAGATTGGAGCCTGATAATAAATCTAGCAAACCTTAGCTCATCTCGAGTAATCTCAGCTCCATCTTTAAATGGATCTCCAGCTGTCAAGAACCTTGAAATCGGAACCTTTAAGCTCTTATATAACTTTGTTAAAAAGTAATCCAAGTCTTTGATTTCTCCCAAGTTGCCTCCAGAAGGAAGAGTAGTTACATCAGTTCCTTTACCTTGAGCATCAACAGGAAACCAATAAGCATCCAACATGGATTGAGGATCATATACATTAGCTGTTCTTCCTTCTGCACTATTGAAAGTCTTTTTAGACCAATATTTCATCATGAGTCCTTTAATATATGACTCAGCTTTTGGAGGAGGCATGTTGCCTGTATATACTTTAAAAACAAGTCTTTCAGGAGCTCTCACTAAACGATAAATTACCACAGAATCTTCAATCAACGAAAGCTGTCTATAAGCTCTCTTTGCGTTTTCAACAAACGGCAATCTAAATGTTTTAAATTCATTCCATAACCCAGAATGAATGTATGAAACCTGAGCTTTTTGCAAGAACAAAAGCTGTTGTTGATCTTCTGTGTTTAAAGAAGTTGTTGGTCCAATTATGGGCTTCTGTAAAAGATATCCTTTCAGCAATTCATTTTGTACATTATGGAAAACTGGATTAATCAGTTCAGACGGAATCGACATTAAGCCAATAACTCCTAAATCTTCTTTGCCTTCTTTTATTAAATTTTCAAAAAAAAGTTCTCCATCAACTAACAACTGACGAAATTTTTCCCATCCTGTGTGTCCCAAATCAAATATATTGATAAACTTTTTAAATTCTTTTTGTAATTCGTCTTGAATTGTTTTACTATACTCTCCGTTAACTAATTCAAACTTAATAATTTCTCCGTCTTCGTCCGTAACGATACACTCGTCACAAATTTCATCCAAACAATCAGCAAGTTCGGCATATGCTGCCATTCTTCTGTAATCAGTTAAGCGCCTTGGTTTATCTTTATCAATGTTAGCGTATACAAATGCTTGATAATCTTTATTGATGGAAAACGAAGCAGGAGAGCTTGAACCATACTGATCAGCGTTTGGCGGCTGAGACAAAAATACGGATTGGTCCTGCAACATTTCATCTCGTAACGAAGTTTGTTGTTTGAAATCATCAAACTTCGGATTGTTTTTAACCATCGCGTCAATGATTTGATATGCATATGGTAACCTAGAAACAAACGCTCCTAACAAAGACGTCTGTGGATAAGGTTGAGGCTTAACAGAACCTGTAGAGTTTCCAGGGACTCCAGCGTTGTTCGTATATGGACGATAAATCATTTTATTTAATTATTGTTTAAGACGATCTTGAACAACTCTATTTAATAGATTAAGTTAAATAAAATGCTAGCTAAGTTATTTGACAAAAAGTCCTCTAATTTAAATCTAAAACCTGTTCCTCGAGGATTTTATGCTTTTAATGTGGAACGTGCTGGAGACTTTTTAATCTTTGTTGAAATGCAAACTGATGCTTACAAATTTCTCTATGTTCCCGGAGCAGAGCCATTTTATCTTTCTATTGAAGACTTTACAAAATCTATGCAAAAAGGGGTGTTGTCGTTTGTTGAACAATTACCAGAAGAAGTGTATAATGAAAGTTTATCGTTGTCATGTCCAACATGACTAAGGATAATAAGGTGCAATGAAAAATACAAAAACCACAAAAACTCCAAAACAGACTATCACAATAGACGGAATGAGTCTCTATGAGCTTTGTCGATGGGCAGCTCTAAAGGACGCAATTGATATTATTGGAGACAAATGCGATGAACGAAAGATTGACTTTAGTGACTTTGATCTCAAACCTCTCGACTTGCTTAAATATGTCGATACAGCAACAGATACCCTTTACCATAAAGTAATTCAACATGAACCGGCTTGAACTCATAATACTCTCAGTTTCCGTAGGAATAACCATTATTGTATCAACACTATTCGGCTTTGCTGGTAGTTCTTTAATTGGAACTTTTTGGTCGTGGTTTTGGATCTCAGCTTTAGTGCAAGCTATTCTTTTTGCTACAGTTAATTCATTCCTATATCAAAAAGATAGGATTATTGCAGATCAATTAAGCGTTTTGTCATTGGAACAATTGTCCAAATTTTCAATTAGGATTTTTTGTTCCTATTGTCAGCAACAAAACACAACACCGATCCAGCTCAACCAAAAAAACAGTTTTAAGTGCGAGTCATGCAATCAAGTAAATGGAATAGTTATGCAATTTACTGCTACTCCTCTTACAACTCCAGTAGAATCAATAAAACATAATATTGAATCGATAGAAATTAAGGCAATAGATTCGCAAACAACATAAGTACGTTTATGAATATGATCAAAGATTCCAACATTTTTAATGTTGTCAATCCTACAGCTTTGCAACCAAAAGCCAAGAAGCCTATGCCTTTTCCGTTGGAAAATTTTGACGAAGAAATTTCAGACGCGTATTCAAAAATTAATTCTATTTTAACCAAGCTCAGAGCAGCTAGAGAAAACCCAGTTAATAACACTACTGCTAAAACCAAAAGACTTATTTCTTTGGAATATAAAACTAAAACTTGTTTGAGTCTCATTAAAGACATATCCAAACAATGTGCTGAATTATGGTTTTAGCTATTGACTTGTTTTAACCGTTAGTATAATTTATATACGTGAATCATCCTAACATTTATCACGTAAAGCCAGAACAAGTCGGAAGTGAAGATCTCGGAGACTTTCTTCGAAAAGCAATCAACAGACAATTTGAAGGAAGAGATTTTTATATTTCAAAAGAATTAATTGAAGAAAAACCTACTCATTACTCAACTACTCCTAGAAAACTTAGAGGGTTTTTGATTAGCGAAGGAAACAATGAAGGACACGCAATTTGGTTTGACGTGACTGAAATTAAAGACGGAATAAACTGGATGGGCCGCTAATATCATGTCTACTATTTTTATCCAAATTGCCTCATATAGAGATCCTCAGCTCATACCAACACTAGATGATTGTATCGCTCAAGCTAAACACCCAGAAAATCTTCGTTTTTGCATTGCTTGGCAGCACGGTCCCGAAGAAAACGTCGACAAGTATAAAGAGGATTCAAGATTTAATTTTCTAGACATTCCTTATGAGGAGTCAAAAGGAGCTTGTTGGGCAAGAAACAAAATACAACAAGAATACAAAGGAGAGACATATACTCTCCAATTGGATAGCCATCATCGGTTCATTAAAAACTGGGACGAAGAGCTTATTAATATGCTAGAGGGACTGAAAGCAAAAGGACACAAAAAGCCTTTGCTAACTAGCTATGTTTCTAGCTTTAATCCAGAAAACGACCCAGAGGGCCGTCAACAAACTACTTGGAGGATGAATTTTGATCGTTTTACTCCCGAGGGAGTAATATTTTTTCTTCCTGCTCATTTTCCGGCCGACAAAACATTCACCGAACCTGTTCTAGCTCGTTTTTATTCAGCTCATTTTTGTTTTGCTGACGGCTGTTTTGCAAAAGAAGTTCAGCATGATCCTGAGTATTATTTTCACGGAGAAGAAATATCAATTGCAGTAAGAGCGTTTACACACGGTTATGATTTATTTCATCCTCACAAAACGATTGTTTGGCATGAATACACAAGAAAGGGCAGAACAAAACATTGGGACGATGATAAAGAATGGTGGAAAAAGAACTCAAGCTGTCATTTGCGCAATAAAAAACTTTTCGAAATGGATGGAGAAAAAAGAGATATTGATTTCGGAACCTATGGATTTGGTCAAGTACGTACTTTAGAAGATTACGAAAAATATGCTGGAATTTGTTTTAAAAAGCGAGCTATTCAGAAGCACACTTTAGAGCATAATTTTCCCCCAAACCCTCAATATGCCACTCCAGAAGAATATGATGATTCGTTTTTATCCGTTTTCAAACATTGCGTAGATGTTCATAAATCAGAGGTAAAGGAAACAGACTATGATTTTTGGGCACTAGCTTTTCATGATGAATTAGACAACACTCTGTATAGGAAAGATGTGGATGAAGCAGAAATTAAGTCTAGTACCAATGATAAAGACGAGTATCATAGAATTTGGAGAGATTTTCAGACTGAGAAACAACCAAAGTATGTTGTTGTTTGGCCTCACTCAAAATCCAAAGGTTGGTGCGACAGAATCAAAAAAAATCTCTAAGTACAAGCAAAGATGAGATCTGCTTTAGTGTGCATTGCCAAAAACGAAGACAACTACATTCAAGAGTGGGTCGATTACAATTTAAAATTAGGATTTGATACAATTTTTATTTACGAAAATTTTTGGAAGTGTCCGATCAATCATCCTCAGGTCGTTAACATTCCTCATGATGACGCTTCAAACAGCAAACAACCAAACGCATATGCGTTGTTTAAAAACGAGCATGGAGACAAATATGATTTTGCTGCATTTTTTGATGTAGACGAATTTTTGGTATTAAAACAACACCAATGCGTTAACGATTTTTTAGCTGAGAGAGTTGAGTATCCAGCAATAGCAGTCAATTGGGCATCATATGGAGATAGTGGGCTTACTGAAGTCATAGACAACAATTACAGCTTATTAAAGCGCTTTACAAAACGTAAAATATTTCATGCTGGGATAAAAACAATTTTAAATTTAAAACTATCAAATTGGGCCATTCAATCTGTTCATTGTGCTTTTTGTGTTAACATGGTCTGTCCTGCTGGATTTTCTATACCTCCTAACTCGTCGTCAAATCCTAACGGAAATTACGACATAGCTCAATTGAATCACTATTCTGTTAAAACACTACAAGAATTCAGACGAAAACAATCTTATGGGTTGAGAGCTTGTAATAATCCTTTGCACGACCATGACTTTCGTTGTAATAATTTTAATGAAGTAGAAGATAAATGTGCACTTGAGTTTTTTGAAAAATAAATATTAATTCATATATATGAAGGACTTCGCATTACTAGGTGTTTGCAATAACATCACAAACAATATACAAAAAATTAAACTATGGTCGCAAAGTTTTAAACAACATTGTGATTCAGAAGTTTATTTGGTTTGTGTTAACTCAACCAAAGAAGAGCTTGGTCTTGTCAGCCAATTAAAAATTAAAGCAATTCCTGGGGAAGAAGCGGATTGTTGGAGCTTGTATCACAAAAGACTGAGACATACACTAGAAGTATTAAAAACTCTCAATGAGAAGTTTGTTTTAGTTACTGATGTATTTGACGTTTTGTTTCAGAACAATCCGTTTACAAAATTAAATTTTGAACAACATGATGTGTTCGTTGGACAAGAAGGAGGCGTGCTAGTTCATGAAGAGCCATGGAACAGAACTAATATTGGTAAGTTGTATCCAGATGAAATGGAAAAATGTTGGTCTATACCGGTCATTTGCTCAGGCGTCATTGCTGGTAAAACAAAATCTTTGATTGCTTTATATGATGAGTTGTTTCAATTGTGCGAAGCTAGCACAAAAACAGATAATATTATTGACCAAGCAGCATTGCACGTAATGGTTGCCAATAATAGAATACCAGGGTTAAAACAACTCAATTTAAATGATGGTTGGGTTGTACATTGCGCAGTTGCTGGTCCGACTCAATTTTTTGAACAATGGGGATTCAAATACTGCATTACAACGAGAGGCCTTAGTGTGCCAAAATTAGAAAATAATGCCGTTGTAAAAGACAATGGTGAAGTGTATGATATCGTCCATCAATTTAACCGCATTCCCGAATGGAATGCTGCTTTAGTATCTAAATATGAATAATACAGCTGTAGTGTTTTGTACGTATCCTCGCTCTCTTAGTGGAGGATTTCATGAAAATTTTGTAAAATACAAAAATGAAAATTTTGAAAATTTTTTTGTTGTTTTTGACGATCAACAAAAAGAATTCGACCCAATGTATGTTAAAGAGGTCTACAAAAAAACACCAATTTTTGCTTACAACCTCAAAGACTTCAACAAATATCAGTTTGATCGACCTATAGATAAAAAGCATCGTTGGGGGTCACATCAAAATCCAAATTACTTTTATGCTCATTTCAGAATGTTGCTTTTCTTCAGGAAGTACAGCCAATTTGATTATTATTGGTTTTTTGATGATGATGTTTATTTTGACACGAATCTTAAATCATTTTTAACTGAATATGAGACCCACAAAGAGGACTTTTTAGCAATTCAGGTTTTCAAAAAAGAAGATTACGAAGAGTTTCCGTTTATAAGCAAAGCAAATGATCGAATGGGGTCACATGGACATTGGTTAGGGTTTGCACCTGGACCAGGAGATGCATACAAATCAACAGCAAAACATATGGGATGTTTTTATCCAATTGTTAGATATTCTAACAAAGCTATGAAACACCTATTGCAACTAAACGAACAAGGTTTTTATGGATACTCTGAAGGGTTCGTTCCGACTTCGTTAGCTAGCGATGGATTTTCTGTAGCTAGCATGCTTAATGAGCATGATGAATTCTTCATTAAGCCTAAAACTCAATGCAAACTTACTCACAAAAACGATAACTTTACCTGGACATGGATATAACATTCTGCACATTCTTTTTTGATATAAACCGATCCAATTGGAATAACTTTGCTATTCACAGTAACACGTATATGCATTGGTTTAAAAACGTGTTAAGTTTGGATATTAATTTACACATTCAAACTGAAGAAAAGTTTTTAGACGTAATCCGAGAAGAAAGAAAAAAAGTCGATCCGGAGTTTAAAAAGACAATTATTAAAATAACCAAAGTCGAACATCTAGAAGCCTGGAAACGCTATAATGCTTCTCTTGAAGATTTAATGTTTTCAGATGAGTTTAAGCAGAAAATTCGTCACGATGTTCCTGAAATGACAAAGCCTTTGTACAACGTTTTGATGTTTAACAAAGTCCATTATCTTAAGGAAATTATAAAAACAAATCCTTTCAATACAAAATTTTTTAGTTGGGTTGATACTGGTTTTGTTAGAGATAGCTCTTGGCCTATCGACAACGAACAATGGCCGGATCCTGAAAAACTAATTCTGCAACCAAACAAAGTAAAGTTCTTTTGTATAAATGACAACGTCGTCGATGGAATAGCTAATACCACAAAAGAAGAACATTGTATGTCTCAGATGAGATTTTTGAAAGGAACTATTTTCTTTTTAGATGGAGCATGTATAGACGAGCTTTGCGATCTTTTTGACAAAAACGTTAAACGATGCATTGCAGACAAATTTATTGGATCAGACGAAAAAATTTTTGATTTATGCTACTGTGATAATCCAGATTTGTTTGAATTAACGAAATGCGATTGGAGAGAAGAATTTCATTTGTACGCAAAAAATAACAGAAAACAATACAACATTACTTTTTCTTGGAATGTAGAAGAAATTACAAAAGCTCAGGAGTATCGTTTTTGGTACGTAGGAATAGAAGATTCTACTGAAGCTGTTATTCATCGTTGTGATTTTAATCCCCATGATCACGAAGAAATATGCAATTTAACGACAACGAACTACACGGTTAATTTTGCTTCTGCAACAAAGCCACGTAGGGTTGTTATATGGCCTGTCGATAACGATGGCAATTGGCTGCAGAGAATCGAGTATCCAATAAATTTGTAATAGTTCTTATAGATAAGTATAGAAGATATGTTTTTTATACTTTTACTCGGAATGAGCGCCTTCATGGTTGCTGGTTCAGCTGCTTATTTTTCTGTATTAGGCATTGCAACATTATTCTCTGGAAGTTACTACCAAGTTTTAGTAATGGCTGGGTCATTGGAGTTCGGTAAACTTGTGGCCACCTCTTACTTGTATAGATATTGGAATAAGACCGTTTGGTGGCTCAAAATGTACTTGATTCTCGCAGTAATAACATTAATGGGAATTACTTCATTGGGAATTTTTGGGTATCTTTCTGCTGCATACCAAGTTAATTCTTCCAAAGCCTCTCAAGTTGACCAACAAAGTGCTATGATTCAATCTCAGAAGGATACAATGACTTCTGAGATTGAACAAAATACAAAAAGAATAGAGACGCTTAATCAATTAAGAGCAACCCAAGAGGAAAGAGTTCAAACAGCAGGAAACTACAAGGCTCCAAGAGAACAAGCTTATGCTGCAATAGACAAAGCAAATCAAGAAATTCAAAAGCTTACTGAAAGAAATCAATTATTACAAGCTGAAAAATTTAAAAAAGATACAGAGCTAGCTGAAGTTTCTCAGCAGATGGCACACGCCAAAGACATTGGCACGTTTAAATTTGTTGCTCAAACAATTAAGAAACCTTTAGATACTGTAGTTATACTTTTCATATGTGTTCTTATTTGTGTGTTTGATCCTTTAGCTGTTGCTCTTATATTGGCATTCAATGTTGCAACAAAAGGAAGCGTTTTAAAAGAAGAATTTCCAGAACCAACTTCTACTCCCGAACCAACTTCTACTCCTGAACCAACTTCTACTCCAGAACCAACTCTGGATCCAACTTCTACTCCTGAACCAACTTCTACTCCTGAACCAACTTCTACTCCAGAACCAACACTGATTGTAGAGGTAGAGGAACAGCAAACAGAAGACCCATATACATTATCTCTAGCAGATAAGTCTAAGACCACGATTGTATCAGGAAAAATTAAAGCTACAGGTAGACTCAAACCAAAAAGCTAGCCTTTATGAGCAATTACTGAACCGTATGCTAACCTCATTGAAGTAATTGGAGCAGAAAAGGTAAAATAATTTGGGAGTTCAAACGAAGTTAAACTTGATGTATTCGAATTTTTGGCTTCAAATAATTGAAATTTAGCACCAGAAACTACAACAACTTTTGTCCAATTGCCAGTATACGTCGATCCCGGAGTTAGCACGTCTATGCCGATTAACCCGTTTTGTATGTCTAGTTGTGCTGAAAGTTTTTGTAGCAAAGTTTCTACTTGATCGACGTTTATTTTTAAATCTTCAGTGTTAAGATCAATCTGAATAGACATTCCAGTAACGCTGTGTAAAAGCGTAATAATTTCATTTTGTTTGCTTGTTTGTATAGAAGTTAATAAATCAAGCTTTGTGTTCGTCGGAGTTATATCCAATGAAAGCGCTCCAGTTGTTATGCTTATGTCTGAAGCATTAGTAAGATACGTTGCTTTAGCATACAAAGGACGTCCCGCTCCTTCTACAGGAATCCATGAAAAGGTTTCAGCCATTCCTGCATTATATGTTGGAGGAGCTCCTGGAGTTGCTGTTAGTACTGGTGATAGACTTGGCATATAACTATTTAATCCTACTGTTGAAAGTTTTTCTATATATGCTATGATTTATTCATGATTACTACTAAAGAACAGCTCAAAGAACTTCTCAGCGAATATATCCTAATCGTCGAATTTAATAAAGCAGATGGCTCCAAAAGAACAATGAAATGCACTCTCATGGAAAATATGGTCAAGCCTCATGTAAAAAAGACAGAAAGACCTAAAAAACCGAATGATGACGTATTGAGTGTTTGGGACGTCGAAAAGGATGCTTTTCGTTCTTTTCGACTGGACTCTCTAATTAGTTATCAAAAAATTGAAGAGGGCTACGAGCTTTAATTGTTACATTAGTCCGGGTATTAAATTAGTCTTCTTCTTGATATTAGCAATATCAGTTTTAACTAATTGCATGTCAGTATCTTGAGCGACTGTGCTAATAGCAGCTTCAACTTGTGGTTGAAGATATTGCAACAAAAATCCGGTATCGTGTACCAGCGAACCTGTTCCTGCACCGGAAGCAGAATTTGTATCTATAATAGAAACGTTATCATCTCTATACAATCTACCCCCGTTAATTACAACATCAGTTGTACCAGTATTTTGTAATTTTATAGGAGCAACAGACGCATTGATTCTATAATTCATTCTATCAATTGGTGAGATTGCACCAAAGAAATTAGCAATACCTTGTGTTGTAGTTATGACATAAGCATAGTAGTTATAAATTTCTTGAGCAGTAATTTGATAGGGAGCTTCATCGTCATCTAAATCAATTTGAATGTTTGTGTAATCTGGTGTTAATGTAATTCCGGTAATATTTGAACCATCGATGTTATTGGCGTTATATACAGCATCTGCAACTTGGTCTGCTCTAAATGATATACCAGCAGCAGTAGCAACACCAAAAGTTTCAAATGGCTCCAACGCTTGGAGACCTACTTGACATGTAACACGAAGCCTAATGGTATCCCCAGCCACTGCATCTGTTGTACCATACGAACCAGTAGCAGTTATTTTACCACTTCCTCCAGTTACATAATTTTCAATTTCATTATCTCCTGTTACGTTAAAAAGCTGAATCGTAGAACCAGCTTCAACATTAGTAACTGTCCAAGGTAACACAGTTTCAGCACCGTATGTACCTAAAATCTCAGCACCATTTAATAACGTAAATGTACCAGAAGATGCAATATTTCCGACAAACTGGGAAGCCTTAATTGTAATTGTTGTTCCATCAAAAGCAAAAACACTTGCTGCATTAGCATCAACAGTAATGTTATAACTACCAGCATTAATTGTGTTACCGCTTCTACTAACTATTGTTGAAGTCTCTCCTATGTAATTGTCGTAGAGGAATGATTTCGCTCTGTCATAAAATTCTTCTGGATTGTCAATTGTTGTATAGGCATCCACAGTTCCTTTATTAGTTTCTGTTATCGAAGAGTCATCAAAAAGAATCCAATTTACTTGCAATGTATCCAAACCTTTTAGTGCTTGTGTGGAAATTGACAATAAATGTCCATATGAACAGAATTTAAATGTAAAATCATCTGCACTCGTATTCGAATTAGAGCGTCGATCAACTTTATAAAAACCACCAAACCTATCAGTATCCCAGTCCGAATACAAAGGTGAAAGATTATCTGTTTCTCTCCAAGTGGTATTAAACGACGGAATATTATATGCAGTCAATGCAGCTGAATTGTTTGTGTTGTACTCTAAAAATTGTGTAGCTGTTGTGACTTTGAATGTTGGTGTACTCCCACTTAAATCTGTAGTATATGCATATGTTATTGGTTGTGTGTAGTCGTATGTTACGGAACCATTTGGGTTTAACACTCCTAACGATAGGGTGGGCGCGTTGTAAGTACCGCTAACTGGATCTGGAAATGTTACATTTTTTGCATACTGCGAAGGGTTATCTTGGCAATAGATTTTAACCCCAGAAATAGCAACATTTGCATCATTAGTGACGTTTAAAGAAACTTCTTTTTTTACAATAGCAGAACCGAGTTGAGCAGAGGAACCAGTACTTAATCTCCACAATGATCTAATATTAGACCCATTAGCTGAATTTGTAATAATCCAATCTCTGTGGCAATATGTTCCATTTTGTGAATGACCAATATCATAATCATTAGCATTCTTAGACGCATCAAAATTTCTTAATTCTATTTCATAGTAGATTTCAGATAATGTTTCTACCAGTCCAGAGGATTTCAAAACAAATCCTTTCTCTTTAACACTTCTGAAAGCAGCAATATCTACATTGGCTATTTCAAAATTTCTTACCACTCCTTCGCCCATACTTCTAGTATCTAAAGTACGTGTTCCGAATAGAGATAAACCATTAATGTTAACAAACCCGCTTAGTGCATTCGGGCGATGAGTTACAATTGTACCACCCCTTGCCCACAAAAGACCATCAGCACTGACGTAAATACCTCCACCCTCTTCTGTAAAATTGTTTGGAGATGTTCCAGTAATATAAATACCAGTCCCTGTAGAGTACCTAGTTCTTCCATACAGCGTTATTTCGTTTCCATAGTTATAACAGGCTCTTAAAATAGATTGCCCGTTTGATGGTGGTACTGGTACATCTTTATTCGTGTCTATAGTAACGGTACTACTAGTAATCGCTATTACTCTAAACACTATATTATTTAAATTATTTGCAGTATTAGTACCACCTGTATTAGTACTCCTAATCTCTACTGCATCCCCAACTTGAAATGGATGACTAGCTCTAGTAAAAGTAAGATTCCCGTCAGCAGCTAATGACCATGCTGTATTATTACCCCAATCAGTGGCTGTTCGGTTGATATATAAACAAGGTTGAAAAGTATTGTCAAGAGCATCGTGATGAAATAAGACGACTTCTTTTTCCGGATCATGAAATAACGTTCCTTGAACATATAGTCGGTTTGTTCCAAAATCATAATAGGTTATACCGTCGTCTACTGTTCTCGTAACTCCTGCGTTTCCTGCAAGACCTGATAAATTCAAGTCTCTACCTGTTTGTGTTATTATTCCTCCCGATGGTGCTGAAAATGCCATATTATGTATAAATCCTTGTTGTTGAAATTAAATTGTCATTACCATCATATGATAATGTTTTGGTTAGTGTATTACTATTTACTTTGTCAGTAATAGAAATACCAGTCAATAAAGCTGCAGAAGTATATGTTAAAAGTTTCTCAAAAAGATGAGTAGCTTTTGTATTGTCTTCGTAAATTTGAACAGACGATAGATCAGTTGTTATAGAATTGTAATTTAATTCCTGGTAATATGTTACATAAGCTGATTTAAACGCTAGATCAATTATATCGGACCAACTTGCGCTATTAGTTTGTACTGTGGTATATGTTGATTCCCAATTAGCACTCAATGATCTCATGGCTAAATCTGTACCAGCAGAACCATAAGCAGCATTCCAGTTTGCACTATTAGTTTGAACTGTTGTATAAGTCGAATCCCAATCAGATGTTAAAGCTCTTACACCCGTATCTAGAGAACTATCAACTAGAGCTGACAAAGAAATTGTATTGCTGTTTGAAATTGATAGCTCTTTGTTTGTTTCATTAAAACTCAAAGTTTGAGAATCAGTCTCTGACGTAAGAAAGGTTGAAGATACTGCTTGATATGCAGTTGCAATATTATATGAGATATTCCAGTTTGCTGAAGCGGTGGAAACGGCCGTATAAACAGAATCCCACTTTTGAGCATCATTAACGTTTTCCCATAAATTATTAGAAGGATTCCGTCTTAAAATTTGTCCAGCAGACACACTAGTAATCAAAACATCATGAATTTCGTCTAGCTCGTATCCGTTTTGAATTTTAATATATGCAATACCGCTTCCATTATTTGCTCTTTCGACGACGCCAATATACACGCCGTGTTGAGGGGCAATCGGCTTAATAGTCGTAAACGTTCCAGGAGAAGAGCCCAACCAAAGAGTGTCTCCTGGAGCAAAGCCTCCTAGAGCCAAACCATTCATTGAGCCGTTAATTGTAATGTAACCTGTCCCATTAGGAGGAATTGTCTCGTTAACCACTCCTACTGTTTTTGAAGACATTGCATCGCTGCTGTTTGAGGCTAGCTTTACAGACATTACATCTCCGTGAGCTCCAAATGTGTATACAACATTTCCTCTTACTAAATTCGTACTTTCAGCGTTTGAAACAAGCGCTATAACAGTTGGAGCTGAGACGTTTAAGATACCTGAACCGTCTCCATATATGGCGTTTGAAGCACTTAAGTTGTTTACATAAACAAAATTGGCTGAATGTGAGCTTAAATTAGACCCTATAGCAAAGCTGTTTTCATGAGAAATTAAATTATTGCTGCCGGCCAATATTGCTGAGTAATCTCCAGCTAATGTAATACTATTGTTATAACCACTTCCGATAAAAGCGAAATCCCCTGCAATGTCGTTGTCTTCACCATTGACTGTAGTCGAACCAGCGCCAGAAATGTCATTATTATAACCGCCTAATACAGCTCCAAATACTTGCGTAATTGTATTATTTCCATATTGAAAATTAGTCGAGCTTAGAGTTTGATCCAGAGTGTAAGGTACTTGACTGTCATTTGAGAATGAACGAATTGTGTTGTCAGTTGTTTTAATAAACAACTTCCCGTCTGAAACGTTCATTGCCAATTCTCCTGCACTCAAGGAAGAGACTGACGGCGTAAATCCAGAAATGTCGTTTCTCTTATGGAGAATCGTAGAAGGCATCGGTCTTACTTAATGTTATTTGTTTTTAAGTCTTTTAATAACAGATGCAGATTCAGATTTGGTAGAAGCGGATTCCTTTTTTTTCGAGGTAGGTGTTTTCTTTTCAGTAGCCTTTTTAGGCGTTTTTTTAATTAAAACAGGCTCTTCAACAACCTGTTTTGGTTCGTCTTTTACTACTAAAACAGGTTCTTCAATAATTTGTTCTGGATTGTTTATAAATGCTTTTTGAAAGAAGGTTTTAATGTTGTTCCACATACGGTATATACTTATTGAATTTATTTTCAAAAGAAAACCTCAGGACTTGGGATCCTGAGGTTAACTTTTTTTATTTATGAATTATATTCGTTAGAATGTTCCGCCATCGATAATGAAATCATGAACGTAGTTAATTCCGTTACCATTAAGATTGCCAGTTTGTACTTCTAAATCTCCAGAAGTAATGTTTACGTTATTACCAGTCAAGTCAATATCGCTAGCTGCAGCGTCTGCATTAATAACGATGCCATAACCATTATCTGTAGCAATTGTATAAACAGCGTTTGTATTGGCAGTAGAAATGCCATTTAAGCCGTAGTTTGCCTCAACAGACGTAGCACCACATTGAACTACTTTAACATTGGTTCCTTCAACTTCTACGTGAGTACCAGTAACACCGGGATCGAAGTCAATTGATTGAACTTGTAATTTATCAACAACTGTGACGTCAGCATTAAATGTAGCTAAACCGTCGACGGTTAGTGCTCCATGAGCAGAAACAGAAGAAGCGAATGTTGCAGCACTAGTGACGTCCAATGTGCTTTCAAGTGTAGTAGCTCCATTGACAGTGAGAGCGCCAGATCCGTTTGTATGAATTAAACCATTATCAGCACTTAACGATCCAGTGGCCAAGAACGTACCATCTACGTGTAATTTGGCAGTGGGAGTAGCAATGTTGATACCAACGTTACCACCATCTTTGATTATTAAAGCTGAATTAGCATCATCATAAAAAGCAGCAATATCGGTTGCCCCAGTTTGAGTGACGCTCAATGCTGGACCAGAACCGGTATTAGTGATCGAAAACGCACTAGCAACTGTTGTAGTGGTTTCAATCGACGTAACATCACCTAAAACAGAGAGGTTACCAGTAACAGTTAAATCTCCACTAGCGTTAATATTACGAACGGTAACGTCTTTGTTTGAGTCAATTACTGTGTCAGCGTTAATTTTGAAGGTATTGGCTTCAACTGTTCCGGTGACGTCGATGTCAGAACTAAAGTACTGAGTATCGAGCCATGTTTTAGAACCAGTAACGTCTTGAGTTAAAGTACGACTAACAAATGCCCCAGGTCCAGCAATTGGGATTACCCCGTCTTGCCGACCATAGTACAATGTATCGTCTACTTCGTTAAATGCGAGCTCGCCTCCCGAAAGAGTGCTAGGAGCTCCAGCACCACCGGTTAGACGACGTTTGATAAGAATTGAGTTAAACATATATTTTTTTTTGGGTTAAAGGGTTGCCTTTTTGAACAACAATATTACTTATTATTTTGTTCTAAATTTTTAGAAGGTACCCGCGTCAAAGACATTGTTTTTTATATTAACAATTCCTCCTCCAGCCATGGTAGCTAGCGTTACCTCTTTTTGAACAGGAGACGTTGTGTAGATAATAACATCTTCTGGTTTAGCAGACGTTGAAATCATAAAAGTAGTATAACTCATAATTGTTAGAAATACCCACCGTCAATATTTGGAATAGAATCGCTGATAATGCCAGCTCCTGCCATGTCGTCCAACACAATTTCGTCTTTGTTGGTTTTATAAGTAATTTTGTCTGCTGGATTGCCAGATGTAGATATAACAAACGTATCGATGTTTTCTGGCGTTTGTTCTACAGCTACACGCAATAATATGTTTGGAGCATTAGAATTAACAAATTGAGCTGCCTGTAAAACTTGGATTAACCGTTGTCTGTCCGCTTCGGTGAATTGAGCGTTCGAAGGCTGACGCTCAAACCCTTCAGAAGTCACAGGAACGTAGTGTTTTTCATTAGAGACGCCACCATAATAACCATATGCCGCTGATTTGTTTCGTCTTCTCATTGTGTTCCTCCATCTGCACTCAATATTGTTCTAGTCAATATATGAGGAGCGTTTGCTTCAATAAATCTAAGAGTAGTTGATGAGTCCGTAAAGTCCTTTAATTGCACGTCTCCGAATAAAACAGCATCCGTATATGGTCCGGGTACTTGATTAAACGATGTTAATGGAGGAGTCGGACACTCTGGTTTAGCTGGAGGAACATAATGGCCTGGTCCGTTGTCTAATCCTGTAGGATCATCACTATAATAATCGTATATGCACTTCGATGAGTTTTGCACAGAATCCGGATAAGGTTGGAATAGATCTTCAGGATTTTCTCCATCAGCAAGTCTACCGTAAGCTCCTCCATCACTAACTTGTTTATTGTTCGCTTGATTAATAATATTTGGTTCGTATGAGTACTCGAATCGTTTGCACTTAATATACCAAACGTAATGTCCGATTAACGGAACAGTTAATGGCAAATACTCATCATCTCTTTCTGTTATTTGATAGATTGGAGCAGACCTGCCTCCTGGCCTATCGGCTCCATATTCTGTCAATCTAATTAAATCGCCTGCTTTTGGTTCAAATCCGCAACCAAATCTTTCATAAAAAGAAGAGATGTGAATTACAGCTGTCATATCGCAATCAGCCATAATACCAAACTTAGAAAGCATTAACGAATCATTCGTAATGTCCGTTAACATGATAATGTCCGCGACCTTTGTATACGGAGATGTAGGATCTTCTCCATACAAAAAATTATGAGACGTTAATGAATAGCCGTTAGTAAAGTAGTCAGTTCGAGTACCATAGTGTTCGATTTGCTCCTTCCACCATTTAGAATAGTTTTCGCGCTCGTTAGCATTATTGCTTTTATTGAGATAACGAACGCTATTTGTGGTTACCGGAAGCATAATTTTTTACACAGCTACGCCGTTAGGTAATTTTACCCATTCATTTGTACGAATATCATATAGTCCTTCGTGTTCTGAAGGTTCGATGTCTCTAACAGACAATACATAACGAATTGGATGAACAGTTCCTGTAGCTAATCTGTTGCTTAAAGTTTTTGCTAATTTTAACAATTCCTCAGCTAAAATACCATCAATATCAATATCCATTAAATCTTTATTAAGAATGATTAATACTTTTAATTCAGCTTTTCTGTTTTTATTTCCAGGTAGGACAGCATCACCAGTTAGATAGTATTTTTTGATGCGTTGAGGCTGCTCTCCGACAAATGCTTCTAGGTCGTTAATAATTTGAGCATGGATTGCTGGAAGAAGCTTTGGCTGCTCTCCAGTTTCAGGAAAATAAAACAATAAAGGATCGAGACTATTTGGAGCGATCGGTATTTTATAAACAGTCAAATAATCTTTAATCTTTTGATCAAACCTTTTTACCATATCTTTATTTAACAAAAAAGGCTCTGGTTTCCCAGAGCCTTTGTAATCTTTTGTTGTTCAGAAATTAGTTTTTATTTAAAAAACTCGCCTTTTGAAATATGGGATTTAACTGTGTTGCCCTTTTGGAGTTTGCCTTTTTTGTCTCCGAGAGCTGTTGGATTTGGTTGAGCCTTAACGCTGCCTGAATGAGCTTTGCCACCTTTTGCAGAAAGCTTACCAACCTTGTTCTTCTTTTTCATGAGAGTCTTACCTTTTGCGTGAGCAAGTGGCTTTGGTTTGTCCATAGACTCCTTCATTGGGGATTCTTCTTCGTCTTCCTCTTCATCTTCATCAGAAAACTCTTCATTGAATTCTTCTTCTGTGTATCCTTCGTCGCCCTCAAGAGATTCCTCTTCTTCTTGTACTCCCTCGAGTTTTGAAAGAATAGAAGCAAGGCTGTCTTGAAGATCTCTGAGATCAGAGATCAGATCTCCCTCTTCTTCTTCTAATTCTTCTTCTGTGTCTTCAGATGGCTCTTCTGTTTCCATGTCTTCTGTAGAAGCAGCAGGAGCTTCTTCCATGGAAGCTTCTGGACCAGCTTCGTCAAATTCTTCGTTAAGGGTTTTTTTAAATAGTGTTTCGAATGCGCTCATAGTAAAACTTTCTTCGTGTTTTTGTTTCTTCTCTTTCTTTTCTTCTGGTTCATCTTCGGTTTCTTTATCTTTAGCTCCAACGTCTGTGCCTTTCTTTTCAGTTGGGGCATCAGCTTTAACGTCTTTAGCTGGAGCAGATCCTTTAAATGATGATTTACCAGTCGACCCTTTTGCTAAGTGTGAAGCAGAGCCGGTAGTTTCTTTGTAAGATGGTCCTTGCTGCAGTTTAGCTTTTTCTGGTCCCTCTACTGGCTTTGGTTTAGTTCCAAACAAATCTTGTTTAGAGTTTAAGTTGCCCACTTCATCGCTTGAAGGGTTTTGTAATTGAGATTTTTCTGCTTCATTAAGCAAAATCTGCTCGTAGATGTCCGAAAGAGAATTCTTCATTATTTTTACTTATCTTTATTGTTTGAATTTTTCAGTATGTTAAATACAGATTTTAAATATTTTCTTTGTATAAAAATAGCATCACATTCGCTACATTCAGCAAACGAAAGAGTTAATTCAGACAAATATTCTTTCTTCAAAGAAAGAAGAGAATCTAAGCAAGGTTTTTCTCCACAAAAAAAATCTAATATATTCATTGTAGTGTTCAAAGTAACTTATGCTGTTTTAACAATTTGTAATAGAGTGTTGTTGGCACAGGACTGTTCCAATCTCGTTTAATTGAAGAATCCCATTGACCAGTTGAAATGGCTTCGTTACACCAGTGTATAGCATATTTTGGTAATTCAAACTTGTTTCTATAATAGCCGACGTTTAAATAATTTTTTATATCAGCAATGTCATCACAACCAAAATAATCGTTTGGAACGACATATTGTTTGAGATCAAATTCAGCAAACGTGTCACTCAATATTTCTAAAGGCTTTATCCAACTACAATTATCTTCATTAATTACGCTTTCCGTGTTCTCGATACAAGCTTTCATGAAATCGCAAGCTTGTGGAGTCTTAATAATGTTGCCGACAATTGGAGTGAACTTATGAGGTCTCAATACATATGGAGCGTTGTTTATTTCCTCAAAATTTTTCAAACACACCACATCCATGTCACAATACCACCCCCCTACTTTGTATAACAAATAGTACCTAAAAATATCTGAAAACCCTCCGTAGCTTCCCATCCTACAATCTCCTTTGTCTTTATAAGAAAAAATTTTAGAAGGATGCATAATTTGTCCCGCGTCTTCTATTTTAATTCCGCTCGGTATGTTTCTACAGTTTGTATCATAAGCCCACAAAACAGGCTGGTGGCCATGATCTAAAAAAGATTTGAGAGTAAGCTGGCCGTTCTTAGTTATACTTTCACCAATCCACAAAAAATTAATATTCATAAATTATGGGGTTTGATAAACAAAACTAGGCACAGGCTGCAGCATTTCTGGCCAAAAAGTTATTATTTCTCTGATCGTGTGTAGTTTATTTTTAGCTGTATCAATGTTATTTTGCATGCATTCTTTTAACAAAGTTGCTTCTTCTTCAAATTCTCTTTTTTCTTCTTCTGTGAGATGAATTATTTCATTTTCGGTGTGTGCAAGAGCTGTTGCAAAATAAGCTTGCTGTTCTTTGTCTATTAACGAAAACCAACACCTTTTGAAGGCTCGCACTAACTTTTCATCCGAACAATCTATAAATTTATAGCTCAAACCTAAGTGTTTTAATGCAGCATATTGATGAACTTCTGGTATAGCTTGTGAAGAGAACGTACAATAACGGTCAACAACAGCGTTTCTTAGTTCTTGAAATGTTGTTTCATTGATCACCGTTACATCTGGCCAAAATATCAACGTGCATCGGTCTTGCAGTTCTTCCCCAGAGTATGCGTCGTAAGACTCTACGCAATTTTTTCGCAAATGGTTCTGCAATTGCAATTTGCCTTCAATAAGACTTAGTGCTGTTCTATCAATAAAGGTAGCATCTGCGTTCACAAAATCATCAAAAGACATAAAATTTTTAGCGTCTTCAAAATCAACGTCCGTTGGCCACGCGAGATATCTAACCGATGTTATATTTGCTTGAGCTGGTTCAAACGGTTTGTCGCTAATAACGTTCCAAAATGACTCCTCGTTTTTAATTGCGTCGAGACAAGGCAATCTGTTGAGCCATTTGCCTTTCATCACATAAGCAAATTTTTCTTTGTCGTCTTGTATATAAAGTATTTCTAATGCTAATCCTGCCTCCAAGAATGCAATAGCTGTGTCTTGTAATTCAGTTGTAATCATTTGTAGGCAATAACTTCTTTAATTAACGTACTCTGCATTAGTGCATCCAAAAGAATTGCATTAGGAATGACGCAGTGTCCTCCTATTTTGTTATCATTTGGTGGGTCGAGCACTGGTCTATTAAATTTTTCAAGACCCATTTCTTGATATCCTTTGTTGTACGAAGCATTCCATCCCTTTATAAAATCAAACTCTATGTCGTACTGATCGCAGAGTTTTTTCATTTCATTGTGCCACGCTATACATAGTCCGTAATATGTTGTGCATAATAATTTTGCTGCTTCTGTTTTCTCCGAAGCGTTAACGCCGTGCACGGACACACTTAAAGTTCTGAGATGATCAGTTGCTAATTTAATTGCTCTTGGGTTATTTGAACCAACGTACTTTACGAACGTTTGCAGACTTTTAGTTAAATTAGGGTGATTTCCCCTAATAGGGCTATGCACTATATTGTAATTATTTTGTAGTTCTAAATTTAATTTAGCAGTTGTGCCAATTGGTACCGTAGAGTGAATAATAACCAACTCTGGTTTACAAGAAACAATTTCTTTTTTTAATGTGTCAATAAATTGCTCGTTGAACGGAATGCATACATTAAGGACAGCTAATTTATTAAAAATAAATGTGTCATTTTTATCTTTTGTAACTACTTCAATGTTGTGAAGAGAATAAAGAGATTTAATCGATAAGCCGACTTCTCCTGGACCAAGTATTCCTACAGCAGGAGTATTGACATTTTGTAACATTGTGATAACTTAATTAAATGTGTAGTTTTCTATTTTCAACAAACATAGTAGATAATATTGAAAAAATAAATCACTATCTTAAATTTAGAGGACCTGACCATACTGAAGTTAAGCACATTAACAATCATTTGTTTGTGCATAATTTATTATCAATAACAGGAAAATTTACTCCACAGCCGTATACCAAAGACGACATAGCGCTTGTGTACAATGGAGAAATTTATAACTTCAAGGAGTTTGGAGATTATCAAACAGACGGAGAATGCTTAATCCCTCTTTATGAAAAGCACGGACCAGAATTTACAAAACAATTAGACGGAGAGTTTGCTTTGTGTTTGGTGGATTATAAAAAACAACAAGTTATTATAAGTTCTGACGTATTCAAAACCAAACCAGTATTTTTTGGAGTGTCTGAGGATCACTTTGGTTGCGCTACGTATAAGACTCCTTTACAGGAGTTAAATTTTAAACAAATATACTCTTGTGAACCAAACACTACGTACGTGTTTGATTTGCAGACTAAAGAACTTAAAGCTAAGACAACTGTTTATGATTTTGATTTGACGCAGCACAAAACTTCATACGATGATTGGATTAAGGCGTTCAAACAATCTATCAAAAAGAGATTAGCAAATACTAACAAAAACATTTTTATTGGCCTTAGCAGTGGATATGATAGTGGAGCTATATATAACGAACTCATTGAAAGTAATCAGTCGTTTCATTCGTATACACTAACAGGTACAGAAAATGATGATGTCATTGCTGAAAGATTGAAGCTAAACAGAAATAATTGCTGCACGAGCAAGCTAATACCTAAAACAGACAAGGATTTCAATTTTTCGCATTTGATTATACGAACCCGAACAGAGCCGTTTATGTACACAATCAAATCTGATATCGGAGATTATTCTGAACCAAACAGGTTGTTAATAGAAGATGAAGGCTCTAATAATTTAGCAACAGTTTGCAGACTAGCAAAACGAGACAACTGCAAGATTTGTTTGTCAGGATCTGGAGCAGATGAAATTATATCGGATTACGGATTCAACGGAGAACGGTTTTTCAATCACAGCAATTTTGGAGGAAAGTTTCCTGAAGAGTTGTCTGATATATTTCCGTGGAGTAGTTTTTATCACTCAACAATGGAATCCTATTTGGCTAAAGAAGAATATGTTGGAGGAAGCTATGGTATAGAAATGAGATATCCGTTTTTAGATAAAACCGTAGTGCAAGAATTTTTATGGTTAACGTCGGAATTAAAAAACAAAGCTTATAAAGCTCCGTTGGATTATTATTTTAATTTGATAGACTTTCCCTACGAGCGAAACCGTAAAAGAGGATTTTAATAAGGTTGATCTCGTTTACGTTTCTATATATCTCAGGCACATGAATGCTTCCGCGTATTCCGTTCCGCATTCTTGTCCTCTAATTGCTGCTTTGGTAATAATTCCTTTTTCAGAACGTGGGTGAGGATACTGATTGGTTTCTCCACTATATGCATAAAGAGATTTAACCTTTGTTGCTATTTGATCTTTAGACAACGGAACATAATGATTTGGTGTAAACGATACTCCACTGATAGTTGGAAACTGATCAGTTGAACTTGGGATTTCTCCAATATAAAATTGTTTAACTGATAAACCGCCCCAAACTCTTACAGATCTCATTACAGCTTCGTATGTAAACTTGTGGTCCTGGTGTA